ATGAGTTTCTTTTCTGATTTGCATTTCTTACCAGGTACACATACTGCAACGCATACGAGTTATGTAAGCAACCAACCATTGGGTACTTTTTATCAATTCGTACTGAACGTAATTGCAGCTATTAAAGGCTAATTAATTAACCAATTAAAAGGGGAATAGATCATGAGCTTTTTCAATGATTTTCATATTTTACCAGGAACACACACATCATCGTATTCATCAAGTGTTTCAAATGACATCTTTGGTGGCTTACACAGTTTTATCTTGAACGTAATCAAAGCCATTAAGGGCTAATACGTTATTTAAAACTGAAATGCCAACAAAACCATTTATGGTGTAATAAGCACAATACGATAGACGCGTGACTAAGATGATGGGCTGGCAAGCGATTTGTCACCCATCATTTTACATGAGGCCAAAAAAATCGTGAGTGCTTGGGGAGGAATCCATATGTCAAAAGATAATCAAAAAGTGACCGGTGATTCAATTTATCGGGTAAAGATGTATAAAGACGGTAAACGCTGGGTCTACGCTGGTGCAACTACGTTAGCTTTAGCTGCCGGCCTAGTATTTGCCAACGTCAATGCATCTGCTGATACAACACCAGCAAATGAAACTAAAACGGAACAAGTTACTAGTGGAGCCAGTTCATCAGCAACTAGTCAAGCGGCTACTTCGGATGCCAGTTCTGCATCTTCGACTAGCCAAGCAACTTCTACGACTAGTCAATCAACTTCAACAGTTTCTGCTGCAACACAGAGTGCTACTTCAACAACAAGTGCTGCCAGTTCTGTTGCTAGTCAAAATGATACAACGCAAACCGCTGTTGCAACTTCTGCTAAGATTCAGTCACGAGCCGCTAGTGCTGATACAACCGCGACTGTTCAACAGGAAACGCCAACAGTTACTGCACCGACCTCTAGTGCAACGCCAAAGGTTACTAGTGAAGCAACTTTAACAACTTCTGAAGCTGCTAGTGGTTCAACTTCTGAAGCAACTTCAACAGTTGCTACTGGTAATGGGTCATTAGCTGCCAGCCATGATATTAACGCCAACAACGTGAAAGTCGACGGCACAACGGTTGCCAAGACCGTCAAGGGACAAAAATACGACATGCAGGTCGTGCTTACCAAGAACTCAAAAATTGACTGGAATACGGGTCGAACAAACGGCCAATTCTCAATTGCTCCTGCAGGTAGTTCTGAAACGGCTAACGGAACTTGGAAGGCTGTTTCATATCAAATCGATCAGAACACCCCAGTGACTATTGGTACTGGTAGCACAATCGTAGTTCCAGTTAAGGACGTTATTAACGCGACCACGTTAATGTTTAACTATGAATATACAGCTACTAATGATACTAATTCAAATAGTGATTATTTATCAATTAACGATATTCCAAATGCTGATGATAAAGTTCATATTGAAGCGGCTGGAAATACAGACCTGTATCAGAATGGATGGGATTACACTGCGCAGACAACTACTGATGTAACGACTACCACACCAGCTGAAGATGCACAGGATGTTTCGGTGGCATACGTTGTAATCACCGGCGTTAATGCTGATGGTACCCCTAAGTATACTAAGATTGATGGCGGCGTAATTAAGAGTGGCAAAGTTGGAACAACTTTCACTATTAATCCAGCAACAATTGATGGCTATGCCCTTTATGGCGCAAGCGATAACGTTAAACCTGGTGACAATGGCTTAACTGGTACAGTCGATTCGGTTGCTACTAATAATGAAATTGTATTGGTCTACGCCGAAAATACTGGTATTGTTGCTAACTATCAGACTGCTGATGGGACAACGTTGGCTACGCCTAATAAATATACTCAAGGTACTGACAAAACATTTACCCGTGCTGGTGGTACTTACAAATTGACGGCTCCAAGTCTTGATGGCTATACCTACGTAGGCTACAAGATTGGTGACGGTGATGTTCAATCCGGCAATGTTGCTGCTGGTACGCTTGTTGCTGGTGCTAATACAGTAACCTTTGTTTATGCACCAGTTGTTGAACAATCCGATGTTACTGTAAACTACGTTGATGAATCTGGTAAGACGATCAAGGCTGCTACGACCCAAACTTTGGATAATGGCTCAACTTATAACGTTGATACACCAACAATCGATGGTTACACGTACAAGTCAGCTGATGCCGCTTTGACTGGTACGGTTGATGGCAATAAGACCATTACCTTAACTTACACTAAGAATGCCACCCCAGTTGAACAATCAACGGTTACGGTAAACTACGTTGATGCTGATGGTAAGACGATCAAGGCCGCTACGACCCAAACTTTGGATAACGGCTCAACTTATAACGTTGATACACCAACAATCGATGGTTACACGTACAAGTCAGCTGATGGTGCTTTGAGTGGTACGGTTGATGGTAATAAGACGATTTACCTTAACTTACACCAAGGATGCGGCCCCAGTTGAACAATCAACGGTTACAGTAAACTACGTTGATGCTGATGGTAAGACGATCAAGGCCGCTACGACCCAAACTTTGGATAACGGCTCAACTTATACGGTTGAAACGCCAACGATCGATGGTTACACGTACAAGTCAGCTGATGGTGCTTTGAGTGGTACGGTTGATGGTAATAAGACGATTACCTTAACTTACACCAAGGATTCAACGACACCAGTTGAAAATAAAGCTAACTTGACGATCAATTATGTTGACGCTGATGGGAACACCATCAAAGCATCCAGCGTAACTGAATATATCGTTGGTCAAGCTTACACGGTTGGTCAACCAGAAATTGCTGGTTACACTTATGACCATGCCACTGGTGATGCCATTGCCGGAACGATTGCCTACAACGGTAACACAGTTACCCTTGTTTACACGAAGAACGGTGGCACTACTCCAACTGAACAGACTAAGACGATCACAGTTAACTATGTTGACGCAGATGGTAATACGATCAAGAGTGCGACGACCACAGCTTACAAAGTTGGGGACACTTACACGGTCGCAACACCTTCAATTGCTGGCTACACTTACAAGTCAGCTGATGGTGCTTTGAGTGGTACGGTGGCTGATGACGCGACGATCACCTTAACTTATGCTAAGAATGATAACGGCGGCTCAACGACTGCACCTACCACCGCACCTGGTACCGGCGACAATGGTAATAACGGTGGTGGCACGACGACAACTGCACCTACGACTGCACCTGGCACTGGTGACAACGTCAACGGTGGCGGTACTGGTACAACTACAACTGCTCCTGTTACGACGCCAAGTGACGATACTGTTGATAATGGTAATGGATCATCAAACAACGGTTCATCAACGACGACTACTTCAACGGCACCAGCAACCACGGTTTCTGATGATGAAGTAACGCCAACGACGACGGCTACTACTAACAATGGGACTAGTGGGGTTGTTCCTGCATCAGCCTCATTGAAGCCAGTAGTTACGACTAAGACGACTTCAGACGCAAAGACGTTACCACAAACGGATGAAGACGAAAACGGGACTGCCTTGGCTGTCTTGGGTCTTTCAACCTTATTGATGGGTTCAGCACTATACTTTGGCGTTTCTCGTCGGAAGCATGAAGCATAATAATTAGAATAGCTTGATTATTTGCTGAACGGATAGAAAGGTCAGCGATGACCTTTCTACTCTTTGAGCAAACAATCAAGTTTATGGAGGAGTTGCATTATGAAGATGTTCAATAAAAAGCGCAGAGATAAGAATGAGGATTACCGTAATCATTCTGAGCGTGCAACGGCGACTTCAACCGTTGCTGCTCAAAAGCCAAAACCAAAGGCGACTCAAAGTAGTACGACCCCCAATGTGCGGTCATCTGCTGGTGTCCGGCCAACTAGTAGCAGTGTGACTGCTTCAACTAGTGCCCCAGTTAAGGGCCAAAACCGGGTCAACCAACGGCGTGCTACCCAAACAGCAGCCAAAAACAGTGTGGCCATTGAACGCGAAATGGCTGACTTAAACAAGCAATACCAAACTTTACGTGGGGAGCTTAAGGTCCAATTGGTTCAGGACCGTAAGCACGAAAAGCAACAGTATGAAACTTTAGTTGCCGAACAGTTAAACTTAGAACAACAGTTAAAGGACGCTAAGGTTACTCTGTCTAAACAGGACAAAGTCGTTAACACGAACGATAGCGAACGGCAGGGAATGGTCAAGACCATCAATGCTGCTCAAAAACGTTATGATGATGCTAAGAAAGCTCTTGCTAAGAGCGATCAAACCATCAAATCGTTGGAAAAGAAGATTACGCAGTCTGAACAATCATTAGCTGATTTGAAGCAAAATGAAGCTGATATGCGTAAAGCAATTCAGGGCGAACAGGATCTTAAGAAGTTATTCGTGTTGATGAAGCAACAGGAGAAGCAAGCACAGGATCTGTATCAAAAGAATGACGCAATCAACAGTGAACTCGTGAAACTCCAGAAGCGTGAACAGACTGAAACCCGTGAACGTTCGCGGAAGGAACACGCGATTACGAGTGCGGAAAAAGACTTACATACCGCTCAAGATGCGTTAGTTGCTTATGATCGTAAGAAGAGTGCTCAAGACGAACAAGAACGTTCACTCAACTTGATTAATCAGAAAATCAATCGATTACAACATGATTATGATCAAAATGCCACGATTGTTAAGGGGCTCCAACAAAAGATTGAAAGCATTGATGCCAAGTTAAAATCGGATTACGGGACGACTCACTTAGTATCGCCCGTCGAATTTGACCAGTCTGCGAAGTACTTCTTGTTCAGCACCGATCTGATTCAATCATTGTCTGGTGATGAAAAGGCTTCGATGGAAATGATCATGGGCTTATTGAAGAGTGAAGTTAAGGATAAAGCTAATGTTATTACGGTTAACTATAATGACAGCTTGCCAGAAATTTGGAACAGTTACCAATCAGCTGGCTTAGTTGATAAACGAACTGGCTTGTACAACATGTACTACACGATTCAGGCAAAGGTACCGGGTGCTGTTGCGAAGACTAAACCAGAATTACCTGATAATCCTGCATGGCAATATAAGCGCAATGCTGATAAGCAGATTGTGTCAATTGCCGATGACGGCGGTAACCCAATTATGACGTTGAAGTACCGTAAGAATGGTGCCATTTGGTACATGACTTACTTCAATGGGTCATTAGCAACTCGTCGGGATGTGTACGATGCTGCCGGGTTCTTGTCAGTCACTCAGTACCTTGACCGGACGAATAACTCACAAGTGACACTAGAAAACTTCTATCGTCCAGACCACTCTTTAGCAATGGTCAAGCAATATGGTAGTAACCACGAATTATCAATTCAATTAGTGAACAAGGAAGAAGCCATCACGAATGTCTTCCATTCTGAAGCACAATTATTGAACTGGTGGTTGGCATCAGTCTTACAACAACAAAACAGTGTGTTGGTTATGGGAGTTAACGCCCCATTGTTCGACCAATGCTTACAAGCAACGAATGATAATTTCCATCTCTTACCAATCGTCTCTGCTGATGATTTGGATAATCAACACGTCCAAGATATTATCAACGGAAAGAGTAAGTTGTCGAGCTTAGTTGTAACGGATCGTGATGTTCAGACTGCGATTGAGAAACAAATGACACGTGATCTTGAAATCACCGTTATGCCAGCTGCAGAAGTCCGTGCGTAATCACGGGGTTGTTGATGATGCCTTGAACGTGACGCATGAATGGGGTTTTAAATAATGATGAAGACTAATACTAAGAAGGCCAAGTACGACGATGCGGAATTGTTCGAAAAAGTCTTAGTGGGCATGTCATGGCTTGAAAGCCATCTTCGCGAGATTATTCAAACGATGGTGACTGATGCGGACGTGTCGTTCGAACAGTTCTTGATTCTCTACTATCTTGACCATAGCACTGATCACCGGATTACGGTGAAAGAGCTAGCCGCTGACCGCCACGTCTCTTCTTCAGCGATTTCAAGGAAACTGACCTACTTGATCAACAATGACTTGATTGTGTTGAACATCGATCCTTATGATCGTCGGTACCGTTATCTAACGTTAACCGCCAAAGGTGAGAAGTTAGCACGGGTCATTGAAAAAGTTAACGAAGAACGCCTTGGCAAGTTCCTCGACGAATTTGGCCGGATTCGAACCTCTGAATTAACTGATGAGCTTCGGATGGTCAGCAAAGTTTTAGTGGATACCAAGGAAATTAAAGGCTAGTAAAAAAGAGTCATTCAACTTGTATAAGCTGAATGACTCTTTTTAGTGTTAAATATTGATCGCTAATGAGAACAAGATAAAACCACCAAGTAACATGGCAAGAATCGCCACGACCACCCACAGCACTTGACGGACGTTGTGCCGCACGCGTCGCTCAACATGGCTCTTTGATTGGAGATGCTCATGTTGGGCATTAAATAGCGAAGCATTCGTGTCTTTGACCCAATCAGCACCATGCTGACCATAGTAGGGGTTGGTGTTATGATTGAGCGAGTGGGGGACCCGGCCATTTGATTTGGTTAACGGTTGATAGCGCCGCATCGTAATCCTCTTTTCAACGGTTGTTTAGTTTTTCTGGGCCTTATAAGGAACGGCATAGTTCTTAGGGGCGTCGCTAGCTTTTGCATACTTCCAGTGCCCAGACATCTTCTTTTCGAGTGGGGCATCATCTTTGATGCAAGTAAAGCGAGAGCCAACTTCATTTTCGATAATGAAGATCCGGTTAAACTCGTGCCGCGTCTGAACAATGTGACAATCATTGTGATCGATACCAAAAACATCTTTGTATACCAACAACATTATCTCCTTTGGATTGAATTTAAAATAGTGACAATTTTACAAGGCTTCACAGACAGTCTACACTATCTATTATAAACCCCTAATCAAGTCCGTAAACCGTTTTGAGTGAAAAAAGATAAAATTGCACTGGCAAGGGTGTGACAATTCATAAAAAGCCACGCAGGTAAATTTGAACTTACCTGCGTGGCTTTATCCGTACTTCTGATTGGGTATACTGGGAACGACCCCCATATCACCAAAAATGCTTGTATACCAGCTATTATGAGGCGTTCAGGCCATTAAGAAATTGAGTTGGCTGTCCTTTTGGCTGACTACCATTAAATTAACCCTTTTCCTCCTGTACTGGAAATGTTTGTTTTAACGTGGTCCACGTGGTCCGGTGGTCCAAACGTTGATATATCAACGCTTTAAAGACCCCCTGACGTGGTCCATATGGTGGTCCAACGTGGTCCACTTGGTAAAATGCGTCAAATTTAGCAGTCTAAATATTAAAAATTAAGGTAATTAGCCAGTTTTTCGGTGGCCTCATTTTTTTGTTTGGCAGTAACTGCGGTGTAAATATCTAAAGTTGTGCGATAGCTTGAATGCCCTAGCTGGTCTTGTACTGACTTGATGGAAGCATGGGCTTCAAATGCAAGCGTCGCATAAGTGTGGCGGAATGCGTGAACCGTAACATGCTTCAAGTCATATTTAGTTAGAGTATGCTCAAGCCATTTACGTGGCTTAGATGGTTGAAACATCTCGTTATTTTCATTAGCAAACACATAGTGGTTACCTTGGTTGATGTTAAAGCCGAAACGTAGTAGCCATTCTTTTTGGTCAACTTGCCAGTGTTGCAATATTTTGATCGTAGTGGGATCTAAATACACTGTCCGATTGCTACGCGCTGTCTTAGGCGCTTGTACTAGCAGACGGGCACCATCACCACGGGATTGTGTTTTATTAACCCGTATAGTGTGATTGCTAAAATCAATGTCAGACCATTCTAAGCAAAGCATTTCAGATTTTCTCATACCAGTAAAGGCCGCTAAACGAAAGAATACATTGGCTTGCGGTGTATTGTCATCATCATTCAGGCACTCAAAGAAGTGTTGTAATTCAGCCTTATCAAAGTAATTTTCTAAATTTTTGCGTGAACGATCATTTTTATTTACTGGCACAATAACGCGCTTGGCTGGATTCTCACTGATCAAGTCAATATTAATGGCATAATCAAGCACCTTGGCAACGTAATTCATTAGAGTATGATACTTTACTAAGCCAGCATTAAACCACTGATTTATGGCTTTTTGACAATCCTTAATGGATATTTTAGCAATCCGGTAATCACTAAATATTGGTAAAATATGAAGCCGGAACAGCCGTTGAGTCGTTACCCAAGTGCTTTCCTTAACCGTTTGTTTATATTGCGTGAACCACAGTAGGTAAATATCCTTAAAAATTGTATTATCGTTTTTAGTCGGTAGTCCATGATTGTAAATATCAAGTTCAAGTCTTGATAATACAATCTGGGCTTCTTTTTTTGTCTTGAATCCACGGCGTCGGGTATTTTTCTTTTTTCCCGTTAGTGGATCAACACCTAAATAAACTTGAAACTGATAACGGGTATTCCCGTCCTTGTCCTGATACTTCTTGATTGTTGCCATTTATAATTTCCTCCATAACGTACCGTGCGGGGGCAGTGTTATGTATGGAAAATTATTTTTTATAGCTAAATTCTTTCAAACGATTAAAAAAATCTTTAAATATATGCTCTGCAAATTTTCTTGATATTTCCGTTTTTGAATTCAAAGCTAGTTCTAATTTTGAAATTAGAGAAAAATATGCTTGCTGTAGTAGTGAGTCATCAGACTGATCTAGCTCAAGCAAAAAATTAACTGATGTATATAAGCTTTTGATTGTAGTGTCAGAAAGGGTATCAATAATTTTGTCAAGATCGTTAAGTTGTTTCTTTAGTTTTTGAACGTCATCTTTTTTTGAATCATCAAGAACTTGGGTTAGTACAGAGAGTTGCTCATCTTTTCCAAACTTAATTTTTTGTGAAACAAGATTAGCCTTATCTATAGGTGATAAATACGTCGCCTGGCCTTGAATATAACTTATCGGCACGCCAAAAATGGCTTCCATATTCTTCAAAACATTAATACGTGGAACTCTTTGACCTTTTTCATATAGGCTTATAGATTGCCGAGTTACATTCAATTTTTCAGCAAGTTCTGCTTGTGAAAGCCCCATATATTGACGTAGTTCTTTTATTTTATTCATTGTCTAATCACTTCCTAATACAGGAATATTTTACAGTTTTTAGTAACATAGTGCAACTTTTTGTTGACTGCAACGTAAAGTTGCGTATAATATATTTTGTCAACAAAAAGTTGCTAGTCAGGAGGGTAGTATATGATGAAGATCACAAAACCGTTTCGCATGTCACTGGTCAAAGCAAAGGGAATGGACACAGTAAAAAAAATGTCAATTTCGAGCGGTGTTAATAGATGGACACTTTCAGACATATTAAATAGTCGAAAAACCGAAGTTACTACGCAAACATATTGTAAGTTAGAAATTTGGTTAAGGAGAAAAAATGATGAATATGAAAAATAGTTTTCCAAGATATATGACATATAAGCAAGCCATGGAGTGCTTGAATATCAAATCATATAACACGCTGTACAAATACATTGGTCAGGGTTTACGAGTAGTTGCAATCAACGGTACAAAACGTATTGACCAACTAGACGCTGATAAGTTCATGGAAGCACATAAAATTTAATTGTACCGTGCGGGGGCAGAATAATTTTAAGGAGGTGATTTCATGATAGCAACAGCAATCTTATGGGTAATCAAATTTATGATTGTGTCGTTTGTCGGCAACGTGTCATTTAAGTTAGTCAAGAATCCGCGTCGGTATTTTGGAATGTGAGGTCAAGTCTAATGGGAAAGCATACAAAAAAGGCCTACTTTGCTTTGGACGGCAGTAGGTCGAAGAAATAATCAAAAATATGCTTTCCCTTATTTTAACACGAATAAGGAGAATGGAAAATGACAAATAAAGAATTAATGGAACAATCTGAAAAATTAGCAACGGCGTGGGAATCATTGAAAGTAAGTATTGATAATTTATCAATGGCAATGACTGTTACGAAATATGATAGTGATTGGTGTGACTATTTCTTTAAGAGCCAGCAATCAAGCAACCTTGAAAGTAATCTATTGAATATTGCTAGTGTGATGTTAGAAGTTAGCAATGACATTTGTCCCGAAGATTATTGTCCCAAAGATTAGGTGGTGATGAACAATGAAAGAGTTCGCAACGCTTGATAAAGCAATTGAGCTGGCGCAGCAAGGCTATGCGGTTTACCCACTGATTGAGAATATGAAGAAGCCACCGAAAGGAGTGGCCGGCTACCAAGCCGCAACTAGTGACCAGAACACCATCTTTGCATGGTTCAAAAATCACCCGACTTACAACTTAGGCTTGCGCCTAGATTTATCGGATTTATTGGTTGTTGATATTGATATGCACGAGCCAACTAAAAATGGTCGGACTAGCTTGGCACAACTATTTAAGCAAGGACAGACGTTGCCGAATGATACCTACATTGAACGGACGGCTAACGGCGGCGTACATTACTTTTTGAAATACGCGGGTGCTAAGGTTCGTAAAATTGACGTTTGGCCCGGGATTGACTTGTTAAGTGACTTCACGGTGATTGCACCAAGTGAAATTAATGGTAAACAATATAAACCTTTAGATAGCCGAACATTGGCTGATATTAAGCCGGCTCCTCAATGGTTAGTCGATAAGTTGGCGGGCCAAAAAGTGAACTGGACGTCAGAACACGCCTATACCACACGCCAAAAGAAGTATACCGGTCGCTTGTTAGATGAAATGGTAACCGGGACAACCCAAGGCAATCGCAACGCTTGGTTAACTAAAATTGCTGGTCGAATGTTTGGCGTCGGTGCTGATCCTAAGACGGTCTATAACATGATGTCAGTGATCAATGATTCATTCGTTGATCCGGCACTACCAAGCAAGGAAGTTAATGTGATTTTTCAATCTATTTTAAAACGAGAGAGTAAGGGGGTTCATTAATGGGTAAAGCAATGGATTTACCAGCAGAGACCCGAGAAGCGGCCAATAATGTTATCAAAATGCAACGTGCCGCCGATTGGCAGAATGATTTCAAAAAGAATTCGGACGATGGAATCAAAACACAGTCTCTTTACAATATCCGCTTAATTATGGAACATGATGAAATGCTGAAAGGGCTAGTTGTCTTTGACGAGTTCTCGGAACAAATCGTTAAAACACCACAAGCAGAAAATTCACCGTTCAAAAAAGGTTTTTGGAATGATAGTGATGACACGTTATTGAGAAGTTATATTGAAGATCATTATAACTTGTTATTCAGCAAGGAGAACATTACCGACGCAGTAGTTACAGAGGCACGCCGCAAGACAATCAATCCGGTTAAGGCTCGTATTGAGGCAGTAGAATGGGACGGCCAACCACGCGCTGAACGTTATTTCATTGATTACTTAGGTGCCGAAGATAATCATTACACCCGCACCATCACTAAGAAATGGCTAACTGGTCTTGTTGCTCGGGCCTATGAACCCGGCGTTAAGTTTGAAATCGTTCCTATCTTAGAGGGAAGCCAAGGACTTGGCAAGAGTACGGCTGGTAAGAATCTATACCCGGATAAATTCAATGATTCGTTGAAAGGAATGGGTAAGCAGAAAGACGATTATCAACAGTTGCAAGGTAGTTGGATTATTGAAGTTGCCGAGCTTTCCGCCATGAAGAAAACGGACATTGAGGGAATTAAAAATTTTATTAGTGCACAATCCGACACATATCGGAATAGTTATGGCCGCTATGCGTTACCGCACCCACGTAAATGCGTATTTATTGGCACAACTAACCAAACTGACTATTTAAAGGATGCGACCGGTGAACGGCGCTTTTATCCAATTAAATGTGGGGTCAACAAGGCCAAATTAGATGTATGGCACCCGGACGAGAATTACATTCTTCAAGTATTGGCGGAAGCCATGTACTGGTTTAGGAATGGCGAACCGCTATATCTGGATCAGGCCACCATGAAAGAGGCTAAGGCGTATCAGATGGCTGCGGAAGCTGTCGAACCTATGCGAGATGCCATCGAAGAGTTTTTAGCAATGGAAGTTCCCGCAGATTGGGAAAACATGAGTACCGGCTTAAAACAAAGCTATGTCAGTGACTACGGCCATCATTCTAAGTGGCTACAAGATCAAGTTAGTAATGAACGGAAACTACTCAATCAAACAACAACTCGGGAAATTATGGAAGTTGTCTTCCATAAAACAGTTGATCGTTATTTAACCGGGCGAACAAACTCGGAAGCTAAGCGAATCAAGTTGTTAATGGACAATATGGACGGTTGGAAAAGTCAACGAATTAGAATGAATGGCCAACGTCTACATGGGTATATGCGCGAAGTTTAATCAGAAATTTACTAAGTGGACCACGTTGGACCACCATATGGACCACGTCAGGGGGTCTTTAAAGCGTTGATATATCAACGTTTGGACCACCGGACCACGTGGACCACGTTAAAACAAACATTTCCAGTACAGGAGGAAAAGGAAAAATGAAAGTAATTTATCCAAGTTTAGTTGAGCAAGCTTTTGACATTTACGTTAAACAATATGGACCAATTGTCTCAAATAGAGTTAATGAATTAAAATCGTGTATTTACAGAGCCTTGATTAAAGAAGGTGCTTTAGATCAAAATGGTGAGCCAACTCAAAAAGCAAAAGATAAAGGATTGGTTGGGAGCTTTACCCCAAATGAAGATGGAGAATATGAGCCAGAAACTTTAAGAGACTTAAAACTCATGTACCCCATTTATGCACAATTTAGTGACGATCACTTTATGAAATCAAGTCAAGGTTGGTTAGCTGACGCCTACGTTATCCGAAACGTTTCAAGCCAAGTTTTGAATAATCCTTTAAGCGATGAAGAACAACGCAAAAATGCGTACAAGATGTTGGAACAATTAGATGATTAATATATAGAAAGGATCTAACTATAATGAAAATTAGAATGATTGACTATGATAATAAGATGGGGCAATGTGAGTTATTCATTACTCGGGAACCTGACCAACTTGAACATTTATATTTACGAAATGGGAGCGAAGTGGTAGTTCTTAATATTTATCAATTTGCGCGAAATACAAAAGACAATTTAGCCGAAGAACCTGACTTCGTGGCAATTGTTCAGTATAAAGAAAATGGTAATCCGGCACTAACAGACTTACGCAAAGAGGAAAGCCAAGCGGTACTAGATTGGTTCAATAACCCCGAATCAGGAGTGTTAGGTGATGACAATGAAGAACTATAATCTAAGCCGCCTGAATGAGCGGGTACAGTTTGGCACCGTTAAGTCAGTTGAAAATTTAATAAACGGCACAACCAAGCAACAATTCGTGCCACAGTTCACTGTCTGGTATGGTGAATATACGTTGACCATCAGCAACACGATTAGCCTTACTGGTACGACTGCGACAACTAACCAGCTAATTGCGGTGCGCCATGATGAACGTATTACCACAGCACTACTAGCGTTATTAGATGGGGTTACGTATCGCGTTGCTGGTATTAGTTCTGATAGCGAGCTGAACGCCTATGACGTGGTCACACTTACCAAGGTAAATGGTCATGGCTAAACCGATGAAACAATGTGAGCACCCGGGTTGTCGGACGCTAGTTGCTTATGATGTACGATACTGTGAGAAGCACCGCAAGGCAACTAACAAGTGGCGTTACCACAAACGTATGTACGATTCAGACGAGAGTAAGTACCAGCAGTTCTACAAGTCGTCAGCATGGCGCAAGTTGTCACGGCGGTTCCTTGAAAGTAATCCGGTATGCGTGCAATGTTACCAAGATGGGGTGATCCGCAAAGCCGATGTGGTCGATCACGTTATTGAGATCAAAGACGATTGGTCACGTCGCTTAGATGAAAGCAACCTACAACCATTGTGCTACCGACACCACAACCGAAAAACGGGATTGGTTAGAGAACAGCGGAAAACTCCGCTCAACTAAATGACCAATGAGTGTCGTGCTGAAAGGCGCGGCACTTTTTTAGTGTCTGCGGTCGCAAGTTACGACCCTAACGTGCTAACTTGGTACGCTGGCTTACTATCATTACTACTATAATTGTAAATGTTCATATTAACGTGGAACACGTGGAACACGTGGCACAACCATTGATATATCAACGTTTTCAAAGTGGACTAACGTGGTACACACGTGGCACAACGTGGAACATTAACTGGCACAACGCACTAACTTGGTGCACTAGCTGACCCGCTAAGATGACGTGACAGGTTGCTTGTGCTACCTAAGCTTAGCTTAGATAGGTAAACAAAAAGCCGCCCGTTAAGGCGACCACTTGCATCTATGATAATTAACCTGACAGTTAAGTTAATTATATCACGTGAAAGCGAGAAAACAATTTGTGAGTCGCAATTTTATACCCACAATTCAAGATTCATATTGAGTAGTAGATCTGCGCAATACTGCGTTGAACTTTCAGCCGAGCTACTGAGTCGAAATTTTCGACCAAGTTAACCAACCCGCATTTTGCGTCTACGTTGCCAAAATTGGCAATGGACTGCGCCGATTTTTCGGCCGAGCGAGCAATCCAAGTTGGCGGCTCAATTTTGCGCTACGAGACTAATTCAAAACAGCATGACAGCCCAGAAACGTTGATATGGGGGGCTATGGTCGACACGGAGGGAGCGGACAGCATACTTTTGTGTTTATAAAAGTCCCTTTTGAGCTTTGATTTTTTGCTGATTTTGCTGGATTGTGAAATATCCCTACTAATAATGCGAAATTTAAATAATGCGAAATTTAAACAAATAGCCAGTCAGGGGGTAACGTGTAAATATATACATGTTATTAATTGCACTTTTTAGAGATATGTGCGATAATATAGGTATAATAAAAGAATTCTGGATATATGTATCAATCAGCCGCTATGGGTCTAACCCGTGGGGGCTTTTTGGTACGTAAATTTAAACGAAAGGAGTGCTCCGAATGAGCCAAAAAGTAAAAGCCTTAGCTAGTATGAAGAAACATTTAACCAATGATGAGCGTGATCAACGTAAGGACGCTGAAAAAGCGTTATTTGATTATCCGGTGCTTGATTTAACCCCACCAGATTGGTTACATGATCGGGCCTTGACTGAATGGCAACGGGTAGCGCCTTATTTAAAGGCCAATACCCCAATTAGTGAACTTGATCGGGCCATGTTAGCCAGTTATTGCCGCGCTTATGCAACAGTACAGACTTGCGAGAATGATATTCGTAAGAACGGGCTGGTACAAACTAATCAAGAGACTGGTGTACGTAAGCCGAACCCTTACGTGGCCTTGCAGTCACAAGCGATGAAAGATTTAAAAGCCTTAGCCAATGATTTAGGCATGTCGCTATCGAGCCGGGCTCGCATGGAATTAAACAAGCAAAAAGATGAAACACCCGAAGATACTTTTGAGGCGATGTTATCATGATTGAATATGTTGACCAAGTGTTATCGGGTCAAGTGTTGGCTGGTCAAAAAATCAAATGGGCGTGTGAGCGATTTAAACGCGATTTAAGCCGTTCTAAGGACGACAGCTTCCCGTTCTACTACGACGAAGACAAAGCGGCACAGGCGGTCAAATTTATCGAATTAATGCCTAAGACTGACGGTAGCCAACTCACCATGCAACCATTTCAAAAATGGATTATTAGCGAACTGTATGGCTGGCGCGAAAAAACTACTGGTAACCGCCGCTATGATCGGGCGTTTATTAGTATGGCCCGTAAGAATGGTAAAACCTATCTGGCTTCTGGCATGGCCGCTAATGGCCTTTTAAGAGAACGTCAGCCCGCCCGCAACCGACAAGTATTATTCGTCAGCAACGCACTTAAACAAGCTAAATTGGGCTATGACATGCTTTCAAGTGGGTTACGGCAAGTCCGCAAGCAATCGAAGTACATGCGGCAACGAATTAAGGTACAGAAGCAAGCCATTACTGACTTAGAAACTGATTCGCAAGCCTTGGCCCTTGCCAGTGATACCAGTACGCTTGATGGTTATGCCGGGACGACCGTTATTTTAGATGAATGGCACGAAGCTAAAGACCGCAAAGTGTACAACGTTTTAAAGTCTGGTCAAGCACAAGAAGATAACTCCCTGCTGGCGGTTATTTCCACCTCGGGTCTTAACCTTAACGTCCCAATGCACGCCGAATATGACATGCTGACGGACGTTTTAAAGGGGAAAACCGAAGCTGACCGTTATTTTGTGGCAATATGGGAACTGGACGACCGCGAAGAAGTTTACGATCAAGCCAATTGGATTAAGGCCAACCCGTTGTTCAGTGAACCACACGTTAAACAACGCATGACGGAAAAGATTCAGGCTGACGTTGACCTTGCCATTAAACAAAATAATCTCATTCCAATACTGGTTAAGAACTTCAACATGTGGTTGCAAGCCAGCGAGGACAGTTATATTTCAGCAGACGATTGGGCCGCTGGTAAATTGGCAAAGGTGCCCGACTTACATAATCGTGACGCCTATATTGGCATTGATTTATCAAAAAGTAATGACTTAACCGCGGTTAGTTGGCTCGTTCCAATTGGTAACGGTCAGTTTTATTGTGACAGTCATTCATTTGTGGGGACTAAATACGGCCTTGATTCTAAGATTAAACGTGATGGCATTGATTACAGGTCAATGGAACGGGCGGGTGAGTGTAGTATCACCCGATTAGATAGTGGCATTATTGATTATGACAATCTATTTGATTTTGTACAAAAACTGGTCGGGAAATACAACTGGAAAGTGAAAGCAATCGCTTATGACCCGTATAACGCGCAAACGTTAATTACAAAATTCGAGAAATTAAGCTACCCACTGTTTGAAGTGCGACAAGGCACCAAGACTTTGAATATTCCAACTCGTAATTTCCGTGATCAGCTTTACGATGACAAGATTAAACATAACGGCAATAAGATTCTCGCTTATGCGGTCAATAACGCCATCTTGAAAGTGATAAACAATGGTTGGCAACTGGATAAAGCCCGTAATAGTAACCGGATTGACCCGATTGCGGCGTTGATTAACGCATTTGTAGCTGGTATGGACTATTACCAAGAAAGTGAGGATCAACAGCATGCAGAAGATTACTACAAAACAGCGACTGCGGCAGATCTGTTCTAATTATGTACAAACAATCTTGTTGGTGCTTGGCTTAATCTGCTTAGTGATTGGTTTTGGTTGCTGGTTCAGCTGGCAAGCGGGGTTAATATTGGCTGGTATAGCCATGATTCTGCTGGCCTTGCTAATTAATTATGAAAAGCAAAGAGGTGATTAAATGAGTTTTTTTGTTAAAAGCAATACCACCAGCGGCACGCATGATCCGGTGGCTGACGCCTTGGTTAGTTTATCAAGCAACGACCCGTATACGTTTGTGAGTGCGGCGGTGTTGCGTAATAGTGACATTTACGCGGCGATTAATATTATTGCGAGCGATATTGCCAGCAATCCAATTATGTGTGATACAGCAATCTTTAACACGATGATTAATCAGACCCCCAATAGTCAGATGGACGGGTACCATTTTAAATATGCGTTAGCGGCTAACCTGTTACTCAATGGCAATAGTTTTGCCGAGATTTTGCCTAATCATACGTTGAAATTGATTGCCAATAACCAATTGACAGTTGAACAAGATGACGTCAGTGGGGCGTTGACCTACACCTATACCCCAACTGGCGGTAACAGTCGTCAGATCGCGCCTAACAACATTTTACATTTTAAATATTTCACCAAAGACGGTGTATCGGGAATTAGTCCCCTATATGCCCTCAAAGATGAACGCCAGATTCAGTCGGCCGGCAATAAATTGCTAACCGGCTTTTTTACTGCTGGTGTGCACGGCACCACGATTATTAAAGTCCATCAATCTGATTTAGGGCCGGAAGCTAAGGACAATATTCGTAAACAGTTTGATGAAGCCAATACGGGTGACAATGCGGTAAACACGATTGTGACTGACGATACGATGGACATTAGCAACTTATCCTTAAATACCGATGTATTAAAGCTGGTCAATTCTAATGACTGGACGACCCGACAAATTGCTAAGGCTTTTGGCTTACCACCGGAGCGCTTAGGGGTTGAAAACGATCATTCTAACCAAGAACAAAGTGGCGTGCAGTATCTACAAGGGACGTTGCAACATTACTTTGATAGCTTTACCAGCGAGCTGTCGTTCAAGTTTGGTCATGACTTTACGTTTAATACGGACAAGCTATTGAGCCTTGATCCGCAAACGCAACAAGCCCAAGCGGTGGCTGGTTTCACTGGTGGCGTTATGAGCCGTAACGAAGCTCGGGCCAAGATTGGCTTGCCACCAACTGACGATGGCAATATTTTCTTAAACTTACAAAAGAATGGAGTGAATACGAGTGAAGAATAAGCAACGATTTACCTTAGCGGCCGAACTGAAAGCCGAAAAACGTGACGCCGTTCCAACCAAACCCGAAAATCAGGATCAGTCTAATCCTGGTGAACCAGCCACGCAAGCCCAACAAGTTGATGGCAAGCCGGTTATTTCTGGTTATGCCGTAGTGTTCAATAGTCCCTCATTGAAAATGAGTACGAATGATGGCACTGAATTTGTTGAAATGATTGATCCCGCCGCCCTTGATGGCTTGGACTTATCAAAATTAGTCCTATTGAATAGTCATAATTGGGCGCAACCGTTAGCCCGGGCCGACAACGGGACCCTCACCACGAGCGTTGATGATACGGGTTTAAAGTTTACGGCGGAGCTAGACCCTAGCGTTAGTTATGCGATGGATACGTATAACAATATTAAAAATGGGGTAATCGGTGGGTGCTCGTTTACCTTTGATTTAGACAATGGCGATGATACTTGGACGCAAGATACTGCGAGTGGTCAAGTGACCCGGACGGTTAATCATATCAAAGACTTATACGAATTAACGACTACGGCCATTCCAAGTTATGGGCAGTCGAGTGTTCAGCAAGTGATTCAAATTGAAAGTCGTAGTTACGAAAAATTTATCAATCAAGCAAAGGAGCCTGACAACATGACAAAACAAACAATTATTGATCCTAATGGCAATGAAAGCAAAACCGGTGTTCCGGCATTTGAACAATATGTACGGACACACGGGGAAACACGGGACGGTTTAAAGACTGACGGGGTCAGCGCGGTTATTCCTAAGGAACTGATTACCCCCGTTTTCCAATTAAAGCAATCCAATTACAATCTTGCCCAATATGCGACAGTCAAGCAAGTTTCTAGTGGTTCCGGGACTTATCCAATTGCTACTAGCCGACAATCTGCGGTATTGGCTACTAAGGAAGAACTAGCGGAAATTGCCGACGTTAACGCGAACATGTTTACGGAAGTGCCATTTGATGTGAAGACCCGGGCGGGTAAGATTGCCTTATCTAATGAAGTGGTGGAAGACGCCGAAGTTGATATTGTCAGCGAAGTTAAAAACCAATTACAACAATTGGTTGATAACACGGACAACACGCAGATTATGAGTTTGTTAACGGGAACCAGTTTCACCAAAGCAACGGCTACCAATATTGATGATCTTAAAAAGATTTTCAATGTGACGTTAGATCCCGCTTTGAGCAAAATGTGGTTAGTGAACCAGTCCGGGTTCAACTACCTTGATACCTTGAAAGATTCCGAGGGACGTTACCTGTTACAACCGAACCCAACGGCACCCAGTGGCTTCACCTTGTTAGGGGCGCCAGTCGTCATGATTAGTGACAAGTTACTGGCCAACAACGTCGACGGGACTTCCCCAATGATTGTGGGGGACTTATCACAAGCGGTGGCGGTTTTCCGGCGTAACCAAGTAACCGCCCAATGGGACAAGTTTGACCAGTTTAGCCAAGGTCTTTCCGTCATTGTGCGGAACGATTATAAAGTGATTGATAAGACCGCTGCAATCAACGTGGCGTTAAAAACCACGCCTGGTAAATAATCGTACCCACTTTTGGGCACGGTTATACAAGGGGGTGTCTAAAATGGACACCCCTATACATAAATTAAAACTAAGGGGGGGAACGAATCGTTACCCCCACAAAGGAAGTGATTACATGGCTGTAACCGTTGATGATATTAAACTAAGCCTAAGAATTGACGTAACCGAAGATGACCCAATGATCCAAAGCTATTTAGACGCCGCCAAGGACTACGTACAGACAGCTGTTAGCAAAAATGGAGATTTGACTGGCTACAAACAGTACGATTTTGCCGTGTCCTTGCTGACACAATTCTGGTATCAAAACCGGGTAACCGATATGACAAAGACACCGTATCAAGTTGTTAGCATGATTCAACAATTGCGCGGTTTAGTAACCGGATAAGTTTTAAAGTGAATATGATTCATTTTAAACAATTATAGGTGAAAATATTTGTTTTAAGTGCTATAATATAAGTGTTGATATTAGTCAAGACGGGGTGCAATAGCCCCGTTTTTTTAATACATATATCTGGGATCAGAAAGTGTGATTCTAATGCGCCAAGATGTTAAGAAGATTTGTAATTTATTAAAGCAATATGCCAAACTAAAACGTGAATTGACGGCTTTTAATCAAGTTTCTAGTCCCTCGTTCGATGGAGTATCAAGCCATAGCAGCCGAAACGGTGCTGAAAGCCGCCTGATAAACCACGTTGATTTGTCTTACCAGTTAAAAGAAGTCGAAGACGCCCTAAATGCAATTGATGATCCACAATATCAGTTCATCTTACATGATTACATTATTAAGAAACGTTTCAGCCGCAGTGAAGCTTGTGGCCAATTATCGGTTAGTGTCAGCAAGTTTAATTATATGAAGAATGAAGCATTACACGCTTTTGCAAAATTTTACAGTGATCTAACGGTTTGAATGCCTACTATAGCCAAACTTCAACAATTTTAGTGTATAATTAATAATGTGCAGTTAAATATTTGCTGGAGTGTCCTTGTAAATGAGTTCTTTTATAAAAAAATGGTTGTTTGAAGTTACTTTAAATATTATATTGTTAATTGTTCCGGCTTATTTGATAGTTTTTAGCATATTTCAAGATGGCCCCATAGTTTTATGTTTATCTACGCCGGTACCTGTTTTTGGAATAAAATTATTAACGTTTAATTTTATGGTTTTGTCAGTGCTTGATTTTGTGCATTGGCCGTCTGCTTATCATGAACCTAAAACTATAAGAAAGGTTATTTTTGTGATACACATTACTATCGCAGTCATTGCCTTGATAATAAGCGTTAGACTAATGGCTTAACAATAAAAAAACTGTTAACCAAAGTTGGCTAACAGTCACTGCCCCGCGCAAGTATTAAGTCACTGGAAACAGTGGCTTTTTTTGTTATATTTTTGGCTGTCCTTTTGGCTGACTTTTAGTGAAAAGAGATGACAACCAATGACAAACTAGAGTAATAAAAAAGCTGTAATCACGGTGTTTTTGACAACCAATGATAACAGCTGATAACGAATATTGGGTATACTGGGCTCGAACCAGTAAATTACGGATTCAGAGTCCGCTGCCTTACCAATTTGGCGAATACCCAATAACAACTATTTAATAGTAACTTTTCCAGCAAATACTGTCAAGACTTTGCTGAAACTTTGTGTCTATTTTTTGCATTTTTGCTTGAATATCGTATCAGTTGGTGGCTAAACTAGTTGAATGGAAGGTGAGTGTATGTCGAAGTCAGAATTAGATCATTTATTCGATCATCTGCGACAACAATTGATCGTATGGGCGGTCACGGCCATCGGATTAGCAGTTATGCGCAGCTTTTTGTTACCGCAATTATTGACTTTCGTTTTTTGGTGTAGTGTGGCCTACTGTTTGCTCTTATTTGTTGGTTTAGTTGTTGTGACGATTTTTAGGTGGCAAAAATCTTAATTATATTTGACAAGCCGCTTATCATTCGGTAAGATAATAAATGAATTTGTGCCCGCTGGTCAAATTGGTTAAGACGTCGCCCTCTCAAGGCGGAGTTACGGGTTCGATCCCCGTGCGGGTGATAAGTCGACAAATATAGAGAAACGACAAAGCACCAAAACGCTGATATAAAGGCGTTTTGGTGCTTTTGTTTTACACTCGAAAACCACTCAAACTCGATATGTTCTTCCACGATTCTTCCAAAAACGAAAAAAGTAGCCAAAATATAGCAGTTTTTGGAAGAAAAATTAACAAATGATTTTGTAATCCCTTGCGGCACAAGGACTACAGCAATCATAAAATTATCATTTTTAAAATCCTTCGTCCATTAGCTCGGTAGCCTTCTTATCTGACACGCCGTTTTCTTCTTCAATAAGATGGACGTAGGTGTTAACGGTCGTTTCTAGTTTCTGATGTCGAAGGCGATGTTGAACATAGGGAAGGGACTCATGATTTAAGATAAGAATCGAAGCGTGTGTGTGTCTCATGGCGTGTGTTGTAACTTTATTGATCTTTAGGCGATTACAAATACGTCCTAGCTCTTCGTTTGCATTCCCATTGCCCACTATTTTTCCTAGTTTGGACCAAAATACGAGGTTCTTAGGGTTTTTCATTTCGTGTAGTTCTAAATAATCTTTCTGCGCACTGCGATAACTCCTCATAAAACGACAGTAGGCGGGTCCTATGGTTATATCTCCATCGGCCTGTCCATTTCCTTTAGTTGGACGAAAAGTCTGTCTACGTGCATCCCATTGCTGTTTAATGTGAACTATTCCATTATTCAAATCCAAATTATCCCACGTCAGACCAGCAGCTTCCTCGAACCTGGTCCCAGTTTCTAATTGAAACAGCATCATCAGCATAGTCATGTGGTCATAATCAGCCGTTTTAATGAGATATCTACGCAGCTTCTTATAATCGGACAACGTTAAATACTTTTCCTCTACAGGCTTAGGAGGGCGTCCAGTGACGTGTGCCTTGTAAGCAAAGTCACGTTTTAGAATACCATCGGCTACAGCGTCCTTGATTGCGGTGTGTACTTGTTGATGAAGCTTGTGAGATGTGGCAATTCCATGACTGCGGCCAAATTCATTCAGGAACTTCTGGTAATCTGGGCGTTTAATTGAGCTCATAGGTTTATCCTTAAAATAGGCAGAGACGTGGCGCCAGTTGCCCATATATAGCTCGTGGGTATGACGCGATACGCCGTCAGTTTTGTAAATTCTGATCCAATCAAGAAAGTAGTGTTTTAGACTCTCGGTGCTACGTGATAAGTCAGCACCTTCCAACAGAGCATTCTTAGTTTTAGTTTCCCACTCAACAGCGTCAGTTTTGCGCTTTTCTAAATGAGTAACTGACTTATAGTTACCGTCATCATCTTTATAAGAGACACGGGCTTGCCATTTACCATTATTCAGTTTGGTTACTGACATGTTTTATTCCTCCCAACTGGAAATAACAATAGGCTGACATTTCCAAACGTATGTTCTTTTATGTACTAAAATAAAAGCACTAAAGTAGTAAAGTGCTGTTTATTTTATATATGATATGTGTAATCATATGTAAGTGGAAGAAAGGAAGTGAAGGTTATGAAGAAGGTAGTAGCATATCTTATGTTAACGTCAATGGAGTCGACATTCATTGCATTAATACTGTGGCCGCTAATTCATAGTTATATTCCCTTTGCCATTTGGATATTTTCCATTCTTGTTATTCCAATATTTATTTCTCTGGTTCCTGATCATTCTCTGGCTTTTCCTTCGATCTTAGGTTTTCGTGTGAAATTACGGTTCCAACATCCTTGATCTGAGGTTTGATATTCTTCACTTCATCAGGAACATTTTTTGTTTCTTGTTTGAGACGTTTAAGTTCGGCCTTCTTTTGTATGTGCGAGATTCGGTAATCATCCCACCAATTCAGAATGCCTTTTTTCTTCCCCTCTTTCCCAATTACTAAAGAGATTAAAGTAACAATTCCACCAAAAGTAATTACTTGATTCCCTCCAAGACTAGCTACTGTGTGAATGATGTTTATAATTGCTTGTATGTTTTCCTGACCAGTTATAAATCCTAAGGTGCCCGGACAATGAACGTCTGCTTGTAGTTCTACTTGGTGTAAATAATTAGACTGTTCGTCTTTTGCCATTTCGACAATACCTTGCCAATTTGCAAGAGTTAAATCGTCTTCTAATGTGGTGTAGACGGTTAAATGAATTTTTTTATGTTTTTGAAAAAGAGGAAATATTAAAGGATCAATGTATTCCGCGTAACTTGAAATGTTAAAAATTGCTTGATGTGCAGACAAAATCCAATAAAGTTCGCCGGGGAGTGATGATCTGTGTATTGTTTTCATCCATGTAACGTTTCGCCGTTTTAGATTTTGATCGACTTTATATTGAATTCCATTGGGTCCGGAGTTTTCTTTTTTTGTTCTTAATTTTGATTTATCAGCATCGAATGGATCTCCTGTAATAACACCTATTGCAAAATAATCAGAACTTTTACCAGGCGTAAGAACAACATCTCCAATTTTCATGTTATTAATAAATTCAAAACATTGAGACGAGGCAATCGTCTGCCAATGTTTGGTTTGATGAGGATAAGAATCAATGTACATTTGATGGATATCTGGGTTTTTTAGACCATCTTTGGGGCTATCATCGGAGTGGATTGACTCGATAGTTACCTGATTATGTGCAATCGAAATGAAAGAATTTTCAATGTAGTCATCTAGATATTTTCCACCATCAGCACGAACTAACCAGTAACTTGTGTCATCTGGAATTGTTAAAATTTCAAAAGTACCTTTATTATTCATACTTTAATCCCCGCATTAGTATATACAATATTAATTTGATTTTTGTTAAAATAAATTTTTTTACAAAGCGAGTGACGGGAATCGAACCCGCGACTACAGCTTGGAAGGCTGTCGTTTTACCACTAAACTACACTCGCATCATGGACCTTGTTGGACTCGAACCAACGACCGGACGGTTATGAGCCGTCTGCTCTAACCAACTGAGCTAAAGGTCCAGAAGCTTTGCAATTAAGTGCTATTTATTTTTACTTAATTGTAAAGCGAGAAAACTAATAATCCATTCTGGTAATTTCTGGTTCTGAAGTTAGATAGTCACTGACGTGTGCTAGAAATTTCTGGAAATGAGGGGTGTCATTATGGAAATCCACGGCTTCTTGATCTTTCCAGTGTTCGATAATTTCGTAATCATTATCACCGTCTAACTTTTTGAAATGTCCATAGAATTCATTACCAGCTTCTTGTGCTGAATTAATAACAAGTTCATGAATGAAATCTTCATATTCTTTTTTGAGTTCTGGTTTAACATGCAATGCGACGTTGATAATCTTCATTTGAAATTCTTCCTTTGACATTTAGTTTTATTATTCATCATCTGAGTCTTCGATGAGCTCTAGCCAAATGGTTAATGGTTCTGGGTTAAACTCTGGCCACATTTTCATAATCTCGTAAGCTCTACTCAAAACATGACTTTCGTTTCCTTCTTCTAAATCTTTAAAAACACTTAAAGCGACGGGGTTATTAGATAGATCGTCCATTAAAATATTTATTTTATGTTGCCATTCGGTAACTAATTTTTGGTAATTTATTAAACGTCTTGCATGCTGAATAGCATAGTCTACACCATTTTCTTGAACTCTTTTAATAAAATCTTCGTACTCTTTGAAGACGGCAGACTGTGCTTGTTTCCAATCATTAGTAGATAAATCTTCTGATTTTTCCATAAATGACACCTGATTTCTTACTACAATTATTTTTTCTGTTGCTTTAATAATGATACAATTTCTGAAAGATATTTTTCCTCGGCTGTTGGAATAGGATCGGCTTCGACATCCTCCTTCTTAGGCATAATTTTATTAATCATTTTGACTAGTAAAAATACCACAAATGCAATAATCAAAAAATTAATGACAGAATTAATAAAGGAACCGTATTTAAAAGTAGCATTGCCAACTTTTAAAACAAGGCTAGAGAAATCAATTTGCCCTAAAAAAACACCTATTAGTGGATTTATTAAATTATTAACCAATGATTTAACGATAGCAGTAAATGCAGCCCCAATAATAACGCCGACTGCTAAATCCATTACATTACCACGTGAGATAAATTCTTTGAATTCTTGAATCAATTAAATATCCTCCTGAAAATATATTCTAGCTTTTCATGACATCTTGACTGGTCAATGCGAGCGGCAGGAGTCGAACCTACATCTGTTAGTATCTAGTTAGCAATTCAAAGGAGCACCGTTCTACCGTTGAACTACGCTCGCGTGAAGCCCGGTTAGGGGACTATTTTTATTATATTTAGTTAAAAGTATATTATTGCCGTTAATGCTTACTTATCTATTTCATCTTTAAAATTATAAGCTTTCTTATTTCCGTCATGATTAGTTAGGTCTTTATACCAACCGTCACCAATGTATGTTGCATATCCAATTACACCATCGGAGTCTTTAAAAACTATTGGGTATTTTGTATTACATTTATTCTGAACAGTTTTAATGCTTTTAAAAATTCCACTCAAATATGCAGTATCTCCGGCAGTTGTTACTGGTGGAACAACATAGACATTATCAATAGTAACAATAATATTATTATCCTTAAAAGCAACTTTTACATCATCATTTGCCTTTTTTAGATTTGAAATCAGTTCTTCTTTATTTTTATTTTGAAGTTCATCATTCGACTTACTTCTAGCATTACGCTTTACTACCACATTACTAGATTTTTCATTTTCATTGTTCGTAGTCTTAGTAGCTGAACTAGTCTTAGTTTTACGCCCACTTTTATCAACATTTTTTGTTGAATCGTTACTGGTATAAGGTCCAAATAACGATGCTACTGTGAGAATACTTGTAAAAATAATTAGTCCTACGCGCAAACGTTTCCTAATGTTCCTGTTTTTATACAATCGATATGTAATATATCCAAAAACAATAGTTAATACTAATCCCAAAATCTTTTCACCCATAATATATACTCCTCAAGTTATATAAATTTTCCAAAATAATTCCTTCAAATTAATATTTCACCAAATAGAAATCCCCATGATTATTAAATTCTAACTCACATTATGAAAACGAAAAAAACTCCATAAACTCGTCTGGTAATCCGTACGCATTTTTAAGCGCATTGAAGCTATCAGGTAATTCATCGTATTGTTCTTCGTATAGCTTCGCCAATTCTTGGCATGCAAAAGCATTGGCCTTATACTCAGCACTGTTTTTCTGATAGTCACCAAGTGTGTACCAAGACACACAGGCCGTGTCCTCAATGCTGTGGCATAATTCATGGGCCATAACTGGAAGTCCGGCCGGTGAATCACGAAGGCTATCGCTAATTATTATATCTGTGATTCCCAATATTGGAGTACAGACCCCCATATTTGCTCCAATGTCCTCAAAGTGAACTTCGAATCCTAATCTATCTGCAATCGTAAATGGATCATACGTTCCAAAGGATTTCGCAAGTTGTTCTACCTTAAGATACGTGTCGTATCGCATGCAAACACCTACTTTTTTCCTTCTTCACGTAATTTTTTCAAGCGGTCCCAGTAAATTCCCTCAATAACATTACGGACTTTTTCCTTATCCTCGGGTGCCATACTCATTCCACCATATCCCATAGGCGTATTTGACTGGAGAAGCTTATCTAAATCAATACGATCGGCTTCGGTAGCCCAGTCTGGAGATTTACGATTTTTTTCGCTATTTCCAAGAAGATAGTCAGTGGATACTTCATAATAGCTAGCAAGAAGCCTTAGTAATTCATTGTCGGGTTCGTTACGTTCATTTTCCAAATGTGAATATCGAGCTCTACTGATACCAAGTGATTTTGCAACCTCATCTTGTGTCTTGTCTTTCATATTTCGTAATTCTTTTAAACGGTTCCCAATTCCTGAAGATGCCATAGTATCACTCCTTTCTTAATGGATATTACATGTATCAGTATAGATACACCACGTATCGGTTTCAACCTATGATACAAAAAGTTTCTAAAAACACTTGACGATACTTAAAGTATCGTTTATTATAATAGTTGTTGATACGATGTGTATCGGGATTGGAGGTGCAAAAATGAAGCGTGAGCGACTTATTACAGAAAGAAAAAGGAATGGTTGGTCTCAAAATAGTGTTGCAAAATTACTTGATATTGCGGAAATAACTGTTAGAAGTATAGAAAATGGATCACGCAACCCTAGTAGTAAATTAATTGCCAAATTCTCATACCTTTTTGAGGTTAAACCAGAAATTTTATTTCCTGATATTTTTTTACCAGATAAAGATACTAAACGTATCATATCGGCAAAAGCATACAAATTGACAAAGGAGGCGGCAAAATGAAACAAGAAATTTCATACCCAGTTTACTTCAAAAATCCATTTGGAATACGAGTAATCGTTGGTGCTACAAGTGGTTGTCTCTTATCACAAAATGCTGAACAACTAATTCGTGATGGAGATGAACGAATTGGTAAAAATCCACTATTCATATTAATAAACGGACAGGAGTTTGAAGTTTAAAGTGGCAAACCTGTTTTTTGCTTGATTATCCCTGTGATAACAGCTGTTGCGACATTCTTCAGGATGCTTACGGAAATAGAGCTAAAGGAAGATGTTACATCTTTAGTTTTGCGCCACACTTCAGTATCTCTGATGTCATCAAGCAATTCATGGCCAGACCAAGTAATGGATGTCACTCGTAAGAGGTAATCATTTTTAAAATTTGTTATTTCAGCAGTTATAAACCCCCCTGAAAAAAGTTCAAACAAAGTGTAACGAATATCATCGGTGCTAAACCGATCATCTGCTAATTTAGTTGCGATGTCCGTATCATTTGCCCCAAATATTATCATATTAAATTTCTGCTCTTCTAACGATAGTAAGACATAGCGTACACAATCTTGTTTTAACTGCATTATTTTTCCACCTCGTTGTAAGGCGGAAAGTCGAAGAAGTCATGGACGCTGATGCCGAGAGCAGAACAAAGTGAATGCAATAGATCTACTTTTGGAACACTCTGCCGGTAAATGAAAGAACTCACTGTTGATTGAGTAACTCCTGCTAACGTGGCCAAACGATTAACGGTTAAATTACGCTCGCGCATAAGATCATACAAGCGTTGAATTATTAATTCTGATTCAGTCATAAAAGATCCTCCAAACGTGTTTGCGTTAATCGTAAAACAAATTCATTTAAAAAAGTTACGCTGTTGCGTTGACAATTTACGCAATGGCGTTATAATAAAAACATAGTTACGCAAATGCGTTAACTCTAAGGAGATGAAAACATGATTGGCTCAGAAATTAAAAAAATTCGTTCCAAGCTTGGCTGGACACAAGCAAAGCTAGCTGATGCTGCGGGCGTATCACAGAGTACTGTAAATACTCTTGAGAACCGAACAAAGCATCCTGATGCTGTAACACTAAATTTACTTGCAAAAGCAATGGGTGTAACTGTGGATGACTTATTAGAACCAAAGGAGGTGGCCAAGTAATGGAAGTCACACAAGAACAATTGCACGAAATGGTCCAATCAGAGGTAAACGCAGCTATTGCCGCCAAAAGCCTAGCACCAGTCAAAGCAAGAAATACTGCTTGGATGGAGCTTAAAAATGATATTTCGAAATTTGTCAACGAGAAGTACGGTAAGAATCCAAAAGCTTATTCATTGTCAGACGCAGTTAAAACGATCATTAGATTCCATTTAGGTGTGTCTAACGTATATCAAATTAACGAGAGCAACATTGATGAAGCGCGTCGAATATTTGAGTTACTAAAAGCAAATATTTAATTTTCAAAGAACGGAGGCAGCAAAATGACACATCTATCACGGACTACATTAATCAATGCACTTGCAAAGGTTAAGCCAGAAACACCAAGAGTAATGTTTGAGGCACTAAGCGATAAAGCACTAGATGCTGAATTTCGAGCAGTAACGGCCGAGTATAACGAGCAAGCTAGCCAACTTATGTCAGTTTCATATTAGGAGGTGCGAACATGTCAGATACGATATTGATTCGCCATGAGGCTCCAAAGGGCTTCCAATTCATTAGCGAAGAAGAATACGAGAGGTTCCAAGCCTGGAAGCAAGCACAACGTGGTATTCGTACTTGGAAGCTTAAAGATCTGGCCAAGTATAAATACGGAACTAAATCAACCGAACGAGCCTCACGATATTTAACCAAGCATCGCCATGATTTGGATGTTGAACAGGGTGGCTTCATTGATTATGTGAATACCCATAACGGCTGGCAGATTCCAGCAGCTGAGATGATGGATTATCTATTAAGCCATCCTGACTAACTAAATTATAAGTGAATTACACGGAAAGGCCATATAAAGCCCTTTCCAAAATACAGAGGTGTAGGTATGAAGAACAAGTTTGCAGAGCAATTGTCATTAGCGTTGGACAGGCATAAAGAATCAACACAGCAGCAAGTTGCCGACGGGACGCATATTTCTCCCGGGCAGTTGTCACGATTGAAAAACGGGTCAAGGAACACTGATCCACAAATTCGGAAGTCGTTAGCAAACAAAATTAACGATTTTTGGCTTAAATATTCTGGTGCGCGAGAGAATTTTGGAGTGCTTTCATTCCAAAATGATCATCGGTTACAAGGCGATATGTTTTCAGCTCTGATGAAGCAGAGAGAGGAGCAAAGTCAGCGAGAGAAGCTTGAGACGGAGTTCGAAGAAGCTATTGCAGTCAAGCCGAGAGACCGAACACCAGCACAGCAATTAGTTATTGAACGCTACGCACGTGAATATGCAGAAGAAATTAGCGCCGAGATAACTGATTTGGCTAAGAAAGCTGAGTATGCCGGTATTCCAATGGATAAATTGCAGGAAGTAATCGATAAAGTCAATCAAGAAAATGGCTAGGAGGAAATAGCAATGATTGAAGGAGCAATAGTAGGCTGCGTGCTAACTGCATTATGGTTCAAGCGTCATGAAGTTGCTAGTTGGTTTGGAATTTAAGGAGGCTATGAGAATGAGTGAGAGCGAGGTACGAAAAGAACTTGATTCAATTATCAAATCGCTACAACAGATTGACTTATCAAAAAAAGAGAAGTCATCAGCTACATTATTAGAGGATGCAGCAAGATTAACTTCTCTTCGAAACAAGGAGGTCGAACGAATTGGAAGTACGCAAAGGATCGCCAAAGCCTAAATTTGAGTACGAAAAAAGCTGCTCGAGTATTGGTAGTACCCGTGCAGCTAAAATTAAAAATCACAGTAAAATTTTCTTTTTCGATTTTTATTGTACTCCGAAACAGTCGCTAAAACAATGGTTAGTCACGTTAATACGGAGGTGGGCAAAATGAACGGCTACGATAGCTGGTTAATTGACCAAGAAGAAGCTGCGGAAGGCTGGCGTGATGATGTGCCTACTGAGGAAGAGCTGATTGAAAGTGGCGTCATTGCTGGATATTAAATAGGAGGATTTCAATCATGGATGCAATGTTAAAAGAAGAACTTAGAACGGTGACAGAGCGTGAAAACGAAGGATTCAAAATTGACTCATTAGAGAAAGCCGACTGGGCATTAAAGAAGCTCAAGGCTATCCAAGCGCATGATGATGAAATTGGCCAAGTTGCGAAGAACAATATTGACCAGGCAATTGCATGGCGCGACCGGGAGCTTGATAAGAACCAAGCCAACCGCGAGTATTTCGAAGGACTATTGACTGACTATTTACGTGATCAACGGTTAGTTGACAAGAAGTTCAAAATCGATACCCCTAATGGCCGTGTATCAACTCGTAAGAACCCGGCTGGGTTAGCGTATGACGAAAAGATGGTTTTAAACTCACTTCATAATCAGGGCATGAGCCAATATATCAAGGTCAAGGAATCTATTGATAAAGTCGATTTAAAAAAAGCTGGTCGCATGGTTGGTGACAAGTTTGTCATGGAAGATGGCGAGATTATCGCTGGTATTACTGAAAAACCGGCAACTGAGAAGGTCACGTTTAAATACTAGGAGGAACCGATATGAGTGAAGCAATCGCGAAAGCAGAAAATCAAACGAATAGTCTATCCCTAATCATGGGTACTGATCAAAACAAGATGGCTAGCGAACTACAGGCTATCTCTAATTTCCAAACTATGGTTCAAAAACAGCTAAAGAATGGTCAAGACTTTGGGGTTGTCCCTGGCACACAGAAGCCGACATTATTGAAGCCCGGAGCTGAGAAAATTCAAATGTTGATGGGTGTAACCAGTGAATATAACGTCATTGATAAGGTTGAAAACTACAAGGATGGTTATTTCGACTACACCGTCAAGTGCGTGCTGTACAAGAGCGGTATGCAGTTAACTGAGGGATTAGGGTCGGCAAACACAAAAGAGAGCAAGTACGTTTCTCGTGATGGATTTTCAATGAAAAACACGGTATTGAAAATGGCGAAAAAGCGGGCCCAGGTTGATGCCACACTGACTATCGCTAGTTTATCAAATGTCTTCACACAAGATGTCGAAGATATGCAGAACTTTAACCAACGTGAGAATAACGAAACCATGACTTATGATGAAGCCTTTAATTTGAAACTTAATTTTGGCAAAAACAAAGGCAAGAGCATGGGAGATGTCATGAATGAGAATCGTGGCTATATTGAATGGCTAGCTGAGAATGCACAGAAACCTGAATTTAAGACTGCTGCTAAATTACTACTAGCTGGCAAGCAACAGCCTGAAACTGACGATAAAGCACATGAAGATTTGGATCCTACTAACATCATTGCTAGTTCAAAACAGACGAGTGAGATTGCTAACCTTGCTGGTGAACTGGCCACTCAAACCAAGAATGGCACACCATTATCAGTGACTAATGAGGTTATTCAACAAATTGTCCCTGATTGGAAAGGGACTGACGATGATTGGAAGAACCTAACAATAGCACAAGCAGAGGATGCTAAGAGCCAGCTACAAGGGTTGCTAGCGGCATTTGATAAGAAATAAACATTCGAATTGGCTTGAATGCAGCAGTGACTGAATCCACCAAATGGGTGAAAGGCCCATTAATAATGGATAGGAGGTGCGAGATGGCCCGTCCAGTAAAAGAGGGATTGGATTACTTCCCATTAGACGTTGATTTTGCTGTAAACGACAAGACAGAAGCCATTATGGGCGAGTTTGGACCGAAAGGTGTTCTGTTTATGATTTATCTGCTGTCTGCGGTGTACCAAAATGGATACTACTTGCAGTGGAATAAATTGAAACAGATGCAGTTAGCTAATCGAATTGAAGGCGTATCACCTGAATTAGCTAATCAAATCGTTAACCGCTTGATTGCTTATGGAACCTTTAGCGAGGAACTGTTCAATTCGGCTAAGGTATTAACGAGCCAGCGTATCCAAGAGACCTATGAAGATGCTACTAAACGTCGCAAATCACAGAAACCAACTAAGTATTGGATTAATGTTGACATCAATAAAGATACAAGTGTAGTTAATGTCGACATTAATCCACAAAGTAAAGTAAATAAAAGTAAATCAAATAAAAGTAAAGTAAATAATTATGATGATGACGCGGGTGTCACACGCGAGCAGGTCATTAACGACTGGACCAACCTGTGGGGATTTCCAAATGGTATTGCCCGACCTGAGATTGATGAATGGCTGGAAGAGTTCAAGCCTGAGGTGATTGCCTATGCAATTTGGGTTGCTGGAGAACATCAGATTAGATCTAATGCATGTTTGAAATACGTTCGTGCAATTGTTGCGGGCTGGAAGAAACGAAATATTACGACGTTAGAGCAGGCTAAAAAGGCTGCTGCTAATCATGACGACCGCATTAAGAGCGAAAGAAAACCTAGTGGCTATTCAAAGCCACGCCGTAAAGAAGTTACGCCAAAGTGGATGCAAAAAGGCGCTTCTCAGGCGGATTCTAAGTCAAGCTCAAGCGATGACCAGCAGGACGATATGAGCGACGAGGCGTTCCTAGCGTTCATGAACAGTCAGGAGGAAGCTAAATGAATTGGGGTAATCAATTAGTCAAGTTAGCCGCTAACCATGCCTATGAACCGGCCGCATTGCACTGGACTAAGCAGCGCATGAAACGGCATTTAAAGGCTGGCGGTAGCGCGCAAGATGAAGTGTGCGCTCATGAGTACAAGCTATTTGCACTCGAGGTTTTAATTATTGAATATCAGCGGGATGACTTAAATTTTGATTTGACCCAATGTTGGGGTAAGCCAGCCGAGTATTTTATTGATCTAGAGCAAGCTAGACAAGGATTGCAAACGGAGGTGAGCGCATGACTGAAACACAGGTGCTAGTAATTAACGCTGATCTACCCGATATCGATCACCCACTAGCAATGGGGCCCGAACCGGAAATGTTTAAGCTCGCGCAACATAACTACAAATCTGGTGAATGGCCGTTCCCGGTTAGACTGGTTAAGCCTGGGACTAAGGTACGCAGTGATGCGGCCTACCTAGCCAGTATGAAACAAGATCCGAAGCAGGGAGAACGTGAAGATATTAAAGCCATTCGGCAAGCACATAAGCATGGCAAACATACGCTTAGAGAACTAGCTGATAGTACGGCAATGGAATTAAATCGGGTAAAGGATTTAGTCCACAAATACAGCCTGCCACTGACTAACGATTACTGGCGTGCTGAGAAGTATAACAATCCTGATGAAGTGATCGCCTATCAAACACTGGCACGATTATGTAAAAGGATTGGCGCCCCAGAATTTTCGATTAGACAGGCCAGTATGTCTAACGGGGTCGTTAATGGCTATTACATTAGCCGGGTGCCGAAAGTATGAGCAAAGTCGTGATCAAAGGCGAGCTGCCTAGCCTAAATGAGTACATCAAGGCTGAACGGGCCAATAGATACGCCGCAGCTAAACTAAAGAAGCGGTACACAGCCTTATGTAGTGTATATGCGCGAGCTAGTCGAAATTATGGAGTCGAATTCAGCTGGCCTTGCAAGCTTAAATTTACGTGGTACACGAAGAACAACCGGAAAGATGCGGATAATATCGCGTTTGCTAAAAAGTTTGTGCTGGACGGCTTTATGAAGGCTGGGCTTTTAGGCAACGACAATCGAAAGCACATCACAGGATTCCAGGACGAATTTGCCGTTGATAAACGAAATCCTAGAGTAGAAATAGATGAAATCACGGAGGACGAAGATGCCTAAACACACTAAGAAACGTTCAACGATTAAACGGAAGCACCGGCAAATGAATAGTGGAATGAAAGAGTTGCGTAGGAGATTGGCGAGGGACCGCAACCAGTGTTTGATGTTTGAGCTTAAAAGTGAGGCTGCTGGTGTTCAACAGGCCATTAATGAACTAGATGATTTGATAGGGGATGGCGACGATGATTAAGTTTAGAGCGTGGAATCAGATCGATTCTGAATATATAAATGAAATTAACGCAGTAATGAGCCTGGATGGTTCACATATTTGGTGGGATATTAATGATTCAGGAGAAATGAAATATGAGGATGATCCAGGCAATTATAAATTGGAGCAGTTTACCGGCCTGAAAGACGTGAACGGCAGGGATATTTATATTGGCGATATTGTAAATGTGTGGTCCAATATGAGTGAATTAACAATGGAGCCAACTGTTAATGAAATCGTTTCAGAAGACTTGTTCGGGACACCTGGTATGTTTTTGAAACCATTAAGGGAACATTTTATTGAACCATGCCTGCATGACTATTGGAGTAATCAATTTGAAGTTATTGGCAACGTGCACGAGAACCCGGAACTACTGGAGGAAGACAAATAAAAACGTCTTACCAAATAAATGGTAAGACGCTGGGCTTGATACATTCGTGCAACTACAGAGTAGTTCCATTATTTAAGAATTGCAAACAAAACGTAACGCATCATTACTAGTAGCGTTAGCTCTAAACAAGTGTGCCTGAAGTATAGCATACAAAAAGCCGCCTGTTAAGGCGGCTAGTCATTAGGACCACTCGAATGACCGTTGTAAGTATAACACATAAAAAGCGCTGCCATTGCTGACCGCGCTACGATTGATACCTACAAAATTAATTATAGCACAGTCAAAACAAGGGGTGGCATGATGGAGAGCATTTTTAAGGACGTTGATGAAGAACGAACAATTGCTAATGCGGAACGGGTGCTAAAAGACTATTGGAAATGGCGACTACGAGCTCGCAGGGTTAATTTCAACCTGCAAAGTCCAGCAATGGACGGAATGCCTAAAAGTCCTAGCTATGGCAACCATATTGAAGACAAGCAAGTTAGTAAAGCTAACGATGATTTTATGGCTAATTTAGTTGTCAAGGTCATTGAAGCTGTTACAATTGATGAAGAAACGGAGAAATATTCAGAGCTATTAATGCTGCTCTATGTTAAACGGTATTCGAAAACTAAGTGCATGATTAGCCTGAATATCTCCGACAAAACATTTAATAAGTATTTGAAACAAGCCCAGTTAATGTTCGCTGAGATATATCCGGATGGCGTGGAAGACCTGATCGTTAAAAAGTATGAGCCAGAGATTATTGCTCACTACGACGAGGACTGAATTTACTCCGACAAAATTCCGAGTAAATTCCGACAAGTTTCCGTGTTGATTCCGGTAAATAAGTCAAAAAGGGGAGTAAATTAGTATTATCGAATGTTAGGTAAGCCACCCCGGGCAATTATTACCTAGCATTATTGTGGCCTTAGCTCAGTTGGTAGAGCACCTGACTGTTAATCAGGTTGTCGCTGGTTCGAGTCCAGCAGGCTACGTTGCCGGTGGATTTATAAGGGGTGATGCGCTCCTCTCTGCCGCCGGCATTAGTCTTCGTATTTAACGTCGGCCGTTAAATGTGAGTATCGCTGTGGGCTAATTGGCAAGCCACAATGGGATGTAGGTTCGAGGCCTACCGGCGATATAGTTAAATTGAAATTAAGGAGGAATTGGTTATGTTTAAAATTATTGAACAATTAGTAAATGAGGTTTTACATGGTCGTTTGGTATCAATTAACAGATCAAATGAAAATTTGGCTGATGGTCAGACATTAGCTCACTATGATTTCAATGTTAAAACAAAAACCCCCACCTCAAAGTGAGAGTCCTTTAAACTAGAATCTAGGCAAACTGAGTAGATTGTCATAAGTCGTTTGGTTTGCTTTAGTTCTTATATATGGATCACGGTAAGTGGGATGCACTGTTTCAACTTCGGTTTTATTGCCTTCACGTGAAGTGAAATAATATTCAAGGTTTTGATCAATAAAATTGACCACTTGCGCAACGGTTTCTTCACTCCCATCTGATAGTTGAACCTTTTTAATATCAGATTCGTCGGTGTCAAAACTATTGTCCGTATGAACTTTAACTATTTCATATGACATATTTCTCTCTCCTTTCGTTAAAGATGAAATAAGTATACATCTATTTGATAGTATTATGAATCACATAATTAGCGCAATTAAACTGGCCACCAAATTGCATGCGGAAACATGTGCGCTGTGGTAATATAATCAAACATGGTTGCAAAAACTATAATCGTTTTTCTGATAATAACCGTGTACAGGAACCTGACATTTAGTTGGGATCTTTTTAGTAAAGTAAATAGTGTGTATTGCAACTCAAATGATGTTGGATATAGTATGATATAAAATTGTATTGTTGAATAACAGGATCGCCATCTTATGAGGCAACAATACATAGGCCTGGCTGACGTCAGGCTTTTTTAAGTACATACGATTAGGAGGAACCACAATGAATATGGAAGGCAACGAGGCTATTGAGAATGATTGGAAAAAAGTTAATCTAGAACTATTTGGGGTACAATATCCATTCTGTTCAAGCAACGAGGCAACTCATGGTAAAGATGATTAACACAAAATATGGCTACGTCACGCCACAAGAAGCGGAGATGGATGCCCACTTAGATAAATGGATGAAGCGTCGTGCTAAACAGCATGGCGCTTTTAGTTTGGATAAAAATAAGGAGGTACAGCATGAAAGCACAAAAGAAACCAGTAGTTATTGATTGTTTCAAATGGACGGGAGACTATGACCAAAAAGAAGATCCAGAATGGGCTTGTGAAGCCATTAAAAAAAGTGTAATCAGTTTTGAAAATAAAGGCACACCTGATGTAAAGTTAGTCATTCACACGTTGGAAGGCGATATGCTTGCCGAGCGGGGTGATTACATCATTAAAGGAGTTCACGGTGAACTTTACCCATGCAAGCCTGATATTTTTAAGCAAACTTACGACTTACTAGATTAGCTTAATTATCAATCTAAAAGGGCCTAATAAAATCAGGCCCTTACTTTCCCAGCTATTTAGCTTTTCGAGGTTTGGTTCGCTTGTAACCTGGTTGCTTTTTGGATGGAGCTACGGTTACAGTTTTAGAACCGTCCTTGTGTGGGTGGGCTGGAAAATTGCGATGTTCTGGTTTTGCCATCACTATCACCTCCCACAACTATTTTACAACGAAGGATGTTGAACAATGAAAAAAGTTAGTATTATGGGAGTTCAATATAAGGTTTTTTTCAATTCCAATGATTCACGTCTGGAATACGCCGATGCAGACGGTATTACTGATAGCACGACTAAGGAGATTCATATTGCTCAGTTTGAAAATTGTCCAAACTCAATTTCAAATCTGCATGATTATAAGCAAAAGGTCTTATATCACGAACTTATCCATGCTTTTTTGTATGAATCTGGATTAGATTCCAACAGTGACTGGGCAAGAAACGAGGAGATTGTTGATTGGTTTGCTTTGCAGCATAAGAAGATTGATTCAGCTTTTAGTGAGATAAAGTAACTAATTCTAAACCCATCGAAATCGACGGGTTTAAAAACGGAGGTAAAAAGTATGAATTTTGGAGAAGCACTTGAAGAATTAAAACAGGGTAACTGTGTTGCACGTAAAGGCTGGAACGGTAAAGGAATCTTCATTAAGTTGAAAAAAGGAGAATCTTTAAGCACACCAAACAATCGTTTTGATGAGGTCATGACGCACGATTTCATTTATATTGATACGACTGGTTTGCACACGAACAATCCAGATGCACCTATGGATCGAGTTCCATGGTTAGCTAGTCAAACTGATATGCTAGCTGATGACTGGGTCGTAGTCGAATAACGATGACTAATTCCAATTAACGGAGGTGTGGTGGTATGTAATGAAACGAAAGTTAACGCCAAAACAGCAGAGGTTTGCCGACGAGTATATCAAGTCTGGCAATGCTGCTAATGCGGCTCGTAAAGCGGGGTATAGTAAACGCTCAGCCCGCTCAGTTGGACAGGAAAACCTGACAAAACCTGACATTAAAAAATACATCGATGAACAGATGGCTGAGATAGAATCTAGCAAGATTGCAGACGCCAAAGAGGTTATGGAATTTTACACTAGAGTGCTTCGTGGTGAAGAGCTAGAAACTGTAGTGGTGGGTACTGCTGACGGTGCTGAATCTATTGAACGTCCACCAACTACCAAGGACAAAACGGCTGTTGCTAAGGAAATACTAAAGCGTTATCCGGGCAACGATAAGCTCGTTGAACAACAGATTCGCAAGCTCAAAGCTGATGCAGATATTGCGGAGGCTAAGGCCAAACGATCTAGTAAAGACAACCAACAAGTTGTCATCAACTTTACTGACGATTTGCCCGATGACGGCCAACAAAATGCTTGATTGTATATGAGATGGCTAATAGTATGACAAACGCCACGATAAACCACCAAGCTATGTATATTAAACCGATGACTGCTGCAATCAAAATGAAATCTACAAACCAATTTAAACCCCGCCATGCCATATGAAAGAAAATTGGTAGGCCTAAAAATAAAATAATTATTGCTATTATCATGTTAACGTCCCCCCTGGAGATGATGTCATATGTCAACCACCCAACAATTTAATTTAAGTTTACGACAATTAATTGGTTCTGGCTATACTGATTTCTGGCGTGATCATCACTTTTACCGAGTGATTAAAGGCAGTCGTGGATCGAAGAAGTCGGTAACCACCGCTCACAATTTAATTTACCGGTTAGTTAAGTATCATTGGTCAAATATCTTGGTCGTAAGGCGTAATGCCAATACCAACAAGACTAGTACCTTCGTGGAATGCAAGAAGGCTATTAATGACTTCCACTTAGCACGTTACTTTAAGTATAACGAGTCATTGCCAGAAATCACTTACTTGCCAACTGGCCAGAAAATTATCTTTCGTGGCCTTGATGATCCATTGAAACTAACTTCAGTTAATGTCCTTACTGGTGAATTGTGCTGGCTGTGGGTAGAAGAAGCCTATGAAATTGAATCGTTTAGCAAGTTACAAACGGTGATTGAATCGTTACGTGGGAATGATCCACAAGTCTTTTATCAAGTAACGCTCACGTTTAACCCATGGAATGAGCACCATTGGCTAAAGCGTGAGTTTTTTGACCAGAAACGTGATGATGCCTTTGTTCGCACGACTACCGTTAGATGCAATGAGTTCGTCTCTGACGAATATAAACAGCGGCTTTATAGTTTATACCAAACCAACCCTAGACGCGCTAAAACGGTCGTTGATGGCGACTGGGGCGTAGCTGAAGGGCTAGTATTTGAAGATAACGTTGAACAAGTTGACTTTAATGCTATGGATAAGATACAAGAGTGTGGGCAGACTGGCTTTGGCCTGGACTATGGCTTCGGTAATGATCCTAACGCTTTCGTTGCCGTTGCTGTTGATGTTCGCAATAAGCAGTTGTGGGTCTACGATGAGATGTATACCTATCATCAAACAACACCACATATTGCTAAATGGTTAAAAGCTAACGGCTATGAACGAGCCAGGATATATGCAGATAGCGCAAGCCCTGAAAGAACTGCTCAATTAAATGATTTAGGAATTTTAAATGCTGATAGCGTTTCAAAAACGCCAATTGAGGCTGGTATTGACCAACTATGGCAATATCAAATTCACGTTCACCCTAAATGCAAGAATTTGTGGCGTGAATTAAACAGCTACGTCTTTGACAGTGATCGCATGGGTAACACGCTAAGCAAGCCTAAAGACCAAGACAACCATGCGATTGACGCCTTACGTTATGCAGTTCGCCAATATATGGGGGATTATGATGGATCGTTAGGTGTTAAATGGGATGAACAATACGCGATTGGTCGTCAGATGGGAGTGAATGATTATTAATAGTATTTATGGAAAACAACGTTTTGACCGTGAAGCCAACCGAGACTACACGATGCCAGTTGGAACATACACGGCAGTTTCAGAACAGCCGTTAGAATTAATGAAGATTGTCTATCAGTTTATTAACCATCATCAAAATCATCAAGTCTCAAGACTTCAAACTTTGTATGATTACTACGAGGCTAATAACGCAATCAAAAAGCAAGAAGATAGTAATAATCCTTACCATGCTAACAATCGAGTAGCGGCAGCGTTCGCTCGTTATATGACAAGCATTCGAGTTGGCTATTTAATAGGTAATCCAATTCAGTTAAAACTACAAGATGATACTGAAGTAGATGATAGCCAGGCACAAAAGTTCCAAAATGTATTAGATACTTTTATCGTTAATACGAACGCAGACTATGTCAACCAGCAACTAGCGAAGGACTTATCAATCACTGGTCGAGCATATGATTTAGTATACGTTAAAAATGGAGTGACTGATTTAGGACTAGTTCGAGTTGATCCAACACAAGCATTTGTGATCTATGATGATACTGTCGATCACAAGCCACTTGTTGGTGTTCGTTATTATCAGACTGGTATCTTAGATAATCAATTGGTGGAACATTATGAGGTTTACACTGATAGTCAGCTTTTTACCTTTCATAGTCAGGGTGGTTTGCCTCAAACTAATTCACCCGTTGCCAATGCAGTATTGGATGATACATTGCCACACTTTTTCGATACTGTTCCATTAACCGAGTATCGCAATAATGATGAGCGGTTAGGCGATTGGGAGCCTGAACTAGACCAACTAGATGCACTGGACAAAAGTGTATCGATGATGGCTGACTTCCAGGAAGACTTCAACAACGCCAATATCGTCTTAACTGGTAAGTTTTCTAATATGACAGAACCTAAGTATTTGCTGGACGAGAATGGTAATAAAAAAATAGGCCAAGACGGTCAGCCGATTATCATTGAACCAGCTCATCCAAACGTTGACCCTAAAAATCACATGTGGTATTTAGAACCGTTCGCAGCAAGTGGCGGTGTTGGTTCAACCGCCAAGCATATTATTCAACCCGACGCTAAGTATCTAACTAAGCAGTATGACGCTGCTGGCTGGTCAACATACACTAATTTCCTAATCAACGAAATTCACAAGTACACTAATACGCCTAATGTCAACGATCCAAACTTTGCTTCCAATGCTTCTGGCGTGGCTATGTCTTATAAACTGTGGGGCAGTGATCAAGAACGCAAACTACAGGAAACGTTGTTTAAACGTGGTTTACATGATCGCTTGAATGCTTGTGTTAGCTATTGGCAAACACTCAACCAAATTAGTTCTGACAAATGGAACAAGATGATTAAAGCTAACTTCATGCCAAACTTGCCTAAGAATGATGATGCGACCGCACAACTTATCCAGTTACTAAATGGTACTGGTAAATTCAGTGACGAAACCATTCGTGACATGGCTGAACCAATTACAGGAATCAATGCTGATGCCGAAGCGGAACGCGTTAAAGAGGATACCCAAACTGCTAAGGAAGATGACGATAATTACGCTCAAGGTGACGGTGGACTGGGCAACATATTTGCAACCGGTGAAAAAGCATCGTTACCCGATAATAACAACAAAGAAGGCTGATTATGGACATTAATAAATTGGCTCATGCTTTAGCAAAGATTTTAGATGTTAAGGATCCAGTATTCCAACAGCTGATTAGCATTATCGAACGTTCACATCATGCCCAGGTTAAGAATTTAGCCTACTTTCTACACAAAAATGTAACCTGGCAAGATGATGCCGATGATGCAGACATTAAAGAGCTAACCGATGCAGTGCTTGAGTTAAAACAGAGTGCTACTCGTGAGGAAGAACAAGTATTAGCCACGTTATTAAATAATCTGCCTTACAAAACTAATCTAGATGTAGCCCAGGCTCAAGCACGCGTTAACGTCGCTAACATGGGACTAAAGGTTAACAAGTTAGTTCAAGCTAAGCAGGCAGAGATCGTTCAACAGGTAACTAAGCTAACTGGTAGTGGGTTAGGTGGGTACAATAAACAGCTTAGACATCGTGCATTGTATCGAGTGGCTGCTCAAAATGAGCCTGAGAATACCTCATTGAATTTAATCTTCAAACATGCCAATAATTTAGCAATTGATTTAGATAACATTATCAAGTTCCAAATGCAAAATCATGTCAACCCTAATTCTATTAGTAAAATTGTTGCAAAAGAATTAGGCGTTGCTGGCAAGCCTAATCCAAATGAGAATTTATGGGAAACAACAATGCAAAAGCGCTACATGTCAACCAAAGCTGATATGGAGCGTATTTTAGTGACTGAGAGTAAAGCAACTCAGACGCGGGAATGTGCCAAGCAATACAGCAATTTAGGCTTTACCAAGCTAAAGGTTGTTACCAGAGATAATCCTCATGTTTGCAGATATTGTGAGGGCCACGATGGTACAATCGTTGAAATTAAAGACGCTGTGGTCGGCATGAACGTACCCCCGTTTCACCCACGCTGCCATTGCAATGTAATTCCAGTACAAATGGATTATAAAGATGTCTTAAGTGAACTTGACTAATTTTTTATTGCCCTAGATATGGCATTAAAAGGTCTATTTTTTATGCACTTTTAGCCGACGGGCGTTAAACGAATTAAGTCGACAGACGTTAAATGGAGGTTATCTAATGAGTGAAGAATCAAAGAATCAGGAAACCAACACTGAAGGTGGTAAGCAGTCTGAAGAACAGGTAACATTTACCGATGAACAACAAGCTAAAATTGATGAATTGATTGGTCAACAGCACGCTAAATGGTCTAAGAAACTTGATCAACAGCAAGCTGACTTTAAACAGCAGCTGGTTGATGCGCAAAAGCAGGCCGAAGAACGAGCTAAAATGACCGCTGAACAAAAGGCTGAAGCTGATCGTAAACAACGTGAAGCTGAAATTGCTAAACAAAATCAAGAATTAGCAACTCAGATTCAGGAATACAAGACCAAGTCAATGTTACTCGACAAGGGGATTAGCCCGGACATGTTGCCACTGGTTATGGGTGCTGACGAAGATTCCACAAGCGATAATCTAGGATTATTGCAGAAATACGTTGATAGCCAAGTACAAGCGGCTACTGAAAAGTTATTGGCTGGTAAGCAAGCCGTAACTACTGGGAGTAACAATACTTCATCACAAGAAGCGGGGACTAATAATCCATGGTCCAAAGATGGTTGGAATTTAACAAAACAAACTGAAATTTACAATACCGACAAAGAACAGGCTCAGAAATTAATTGCTAGTGCCCAACCCATTAGCCAGCCGTTTTATGTTGGAAAATAATAAGGAGAGATAAATTATGGTAAACGGAAACATTACCCAATTAAGCGACATGAAAATCCCTGAACACTGGGGGGCTTATTTAGCTGAAAAGTCAACACAAAACAACGCATTCTTTACGAGTGGTGTCGTTCAAAACGTACAACAAATTGCAGCATTATTAGGCGCTGGCAAAGTAGCCAACATGCCGCTGTTCAAGCCACTAGCTGACAATGATCCACAAGTGCCCGATGACACAACTGACTTATTAGTCAACAAGATTACTACTGATTTAGCACAAGCCCGGAAATTAGGCTTTGATCAAGCTTGGAGTGCAACTGACTTATCAGCTGAATTATCAGGTGCGGATCCTTTAAGTGCTATTGGTGATCAAGTCAGCGATTACTGGTCACATATCTATGAAAAGCTTTTGCTAAAAACTCTCACGGGAGTATTTAGTTCAGTTAGCATGAAGGGCGTCAATCAACTAGATGCTACTGCTGATAAGACTGATACCACGTTCAGCTTGAAGAACTTCAACAAAGCCCGCTTCTTATTAGGCGATCGCTATAAAGATTTGGCCGTTGTAGCAGTTCATTCTGATGTTCTTCGTCAATTACAAGATGCCAACTTAGTTGATGCTAAGAGTAATTCAACCTTCGTCTTAAATGGCAATAGCAACGTGCCAACATCAATCCAAGCGCCTGATGCTGGTGATAAGATTAAAGGCGTTCAAATTGTGGTTGACGATAGCTTACCAGTAAGTGGTGCCAAGTACACGAGTTATTTGTTTGCTCGAGGTGCCGTTGGTTATTCTGAATTGCCGGTCGCTAATGCGATTGAAACTAATCGTGATCCGTTAAAGAACCATGGTGTTGATTATCTTGTTAACCGTCGTCGGTTTGTCTTTGCACCACAAGGGTTGTCTTGGAACGAAAGTAACTTCACTTCCAAGCATTCGGGCAAAGCTTATCCTACGATGGATGACTTAGCTGATGGCACTAACTGGTCAAAAGTCTACGATCAAAAATTGATTCCAATGGCTCAGTTTGTAACTAGTGCTGATCCTATCACAACGGTATCAAGCCTCGGTCACTAGTCAGGAGGCATTCTATGAGTGACACACAGGACAGTGGTAAGACATTAGAAAACGTCATTACTCTACTAGGTATTACTCCTAACGATAGTGAAAAAAAACGACTGACACTATATATTGATCATGCAGAGCAAGCCATTGTTTTATATCTGGGCCGTTCAGTTAGAATTTCAGGCTTGCCATCAGGATTAGACTACATTGTAGAGAATTTAGCCGTAACTAAGTTCAATAAATTTCATAATGAGGGCGAAAAGTCTCACAGTGAAGAAGGGCTGTCTTTTCAGTTCAACGTTAACGACCTGGCACCCTACTATCCAGATCTTCAAGCTTGGGTAGATGGTCAAGCTAAAACAACGCGTGGCGCTACTGCGATTGGCTGGTGATGGTATGCGTTATCCAAATAAGGTTTATTTATTGACTAAGCTTCTTGATAAAGACCCCGATGGCCTTAATCATCAAGCAAGCTATCGAAGCCAAGTAGTGCAAGCTAATATTCAACAGGTCAATTTAACATTTGCCCCGAATGGCACGGTGTACAACGCAACGATTATTCGTGTTTATGGACGTTATCAGGCCGATGCGATTGGCCTTGATGGTGAATATGTTGAAGGTGATAACGATACGGTGCATGAGATTCAAAAAGTTAGTCAGCATGATAAGCAAACGGCGTTCTATATCATTCATAATGAGGTGATACTGCATGGCGAATAACTATGACAAAATACCTGTCGTTACATTCTCGATTGACGTTGATTATTTTAACCAATTATTTGAGACTGCAAGAGGGCTTGCACACAATGGTATGCCAGAGGCCATGGAAGAAGCCAATAAGGAATATCGACGAGCCGTTGCGCTTAGCAAAGCATTTATCAAGAATGCTGGTGCACGTGAGCAAGAGGCTGCACAAGGCTTAGAGCGCACTCAAGTTGGACATAGTAAGTCTGGTTACGAGCCAACGGGGACATTGCAAGGATCGCTAGAAATCAAGATTAGTGACGATGGTAAGTCGGTATCTATTATGCCAATGGCAACAGTTGCTGATCAAAAACGAGCATTGGAAGCTATTGCTGGGAGCGACAATAAAAAGCCAATCACCAGTCAAGATGGTGTCACTTATTATGGTGTTTACGTGGAATTCGGTACTGACCACAATACAGAATTCGGCACTTATAGAATGGCACCAGAACCGTTTATGAAGCCTACCGGCGAGAAAGTCGCAATGAGGCTTAATAATGAATTTGAACACATCATGCGTTTGGCAGTATTGGGGAGTGATTGATATGTCACCGGAGGAAGACTTACTATTGAACGTTAAAAAATGTTTGAAAGCATTTAACGTTCCGGTATATGATTTCGGCCAGCAACGACCAACTAAGTTTCCACAGGTAGTTGTCAGCTTGCAGAATGAGCAAGAGCAAACTGATATTAAAGTTTTGGATTATTTCTTAGCTACCGTTGCTGTTGATGTCTATGCTGATGTAGCTAATGTTGGTCAAGCATACGCATTAGGCCGTAAAGTTGCTAATGCCATGCAACGATTGGAACTAACTGAATGGCCATCTAAGTATGACAGCTCGTCAATGCATAAATTAATTGATAACAGTTTAGAAGGCCGGCCGTTAACTCGGTTGGCTTATTTATTTGATATTTTTGTCTATGGAAAGTGAGGAAACACTATATGGCTGGATTAAAGCTACAAACAAAGAGTGCTGACAAAATTTTATACGGGGTCAAATTCCCGTGGGATGATAAATCAGTTCTGATTCAAATGTTGGGATTACAAGCTGCATCTAGTACAACTAATACTCGTGCTAGTTCGGCAGTCAATTTAAAACAGGGCGTTTTGCATACGTCAGGTTCACGATCAGAAACATTTGTCGTTGATTCGTATTGGACGATCGGTGACAAGATTCATGATGGAATTAAAAAAGCAGTTGAAAAAGATGTGGCGATTGGCATTTGGCGCATGGATTTCAACGAAGCAACTTTAGATACTAGCGGGAAAGTTAAGTCTGTGCCCGCTGAATTTGGTATGGCTAAGCCTAATGGATTGCCAGAAACCGAAGCAGTTAACAACTTGTTACATGCTAATATCACTTACAATATCGATGGTAATACGCAAGATGGTGTATTAGATGTGGCTGAACTTGACCCACAACTATTAGCCGACGGGTTAAAGATGTTTGATTTCGCTCACAATACTGATATTGGCGGCACCACTAGCTCACTTGGGCATTAATGGAGGGAATTTAAATTATGGAAAACTTAATGATTGACGGCACTACTTGTACCCCTAAACTTAACTATGCTTTCGCTAACCAAGTAAAGAAGGAACTCAGTTCAGATGGTCGTGACGGTTTTGACGTCCTTATTGATGGCTTATTAGACGAAGACCCTGATCAAATTGTGAATGCTTATTATTACGCATTAGCTTACTTCAAGCGTTCACAACCTAGTCGTGACAAAGTAGTAGAAGCGCTCGAAGACACTATCTTTGCTGACGATGATAAGACTAACTCCGCTTATTCTGATATTATTCAGTCTTTACACGCTGATAATTTTTTAGCGCGGAAGCTTACCAGTTTTGTCAAAGGATACAACAAGATCATGGATATCATGCAGAAGAAGCTGGAATCGGAAACAGAGGGCAGCGACCAATACAATCAGGATCAGTTGGGTATGGAACAACTTCAAGCACAACTGGACAAGCTGAAAAAAGTTCTGCAACCTGGTACACCGCAATAAGTTACGCCCGAAGCGCAGGAGTAACTCCGGAACAATTAGAACAATTAACGCCGGCTGAGTTTAAAGCTGTTTGGCATGGCTATCAAGTTAACATGCTTAATCAGCAGCGCGAGCAAATGCACGCTCGTTTAATGCCACAGGCAACTTATGGTATCGAACTCAGTCAACCATTAAACGAAGTCGTAGAACGGTCCGATGAACAAATTGCAAATGAGATTAGCAAATTAACTGATTATCGAACTGTCGAAGAACGACAACCTGATACGCCTCAAATGGCTATGTATCGAAGATTAATGGAAGCAAAAGCTGATAGAGAGGAGGCCGATTAATGAGTGCAGTTGTTGAAAAGACATTCGTGTGGAAATTTATGGATCAGATTAGCCAAGGTGTGGCTAATGCCCGCCAGGCGATGGACGAAGCAGTTCATGCTGCTACTGATATGGGATCTAAAGTTAGTGAGAGTGGCGAAAAGTGGCACAATTACGCTTCCAAACAGAAAGAAGCGATGGATGAAGCTAAAGCTAACTTCAATGAGTATAAAGACCAAGTCACTAATTCAAGCAATTCAATCCGCGAAAAGATCAGCGGTCTAATTGACCGTCTTAAAGAGATTCCACATGATGTTGTGACGACATTAAAGTCTAAAATCAACGATGAAAATATTGGCATCTTCTCACGCAAAGTACGGGACGTTCCTAAGGAGCGCTCCGTGTTTTTGCGTGTGAAGGATAAGTTCACCGATACGTTCAAACATTTCAGTGAGCGAATTAAGCAAACTCCTAAGAAACATTCATTGCTGCTAAGAATAAAAGATGGCTTCAGTAAGGGATTCCAAAAATTTAACGAAAGCGCCAAGAAAACACGTGAGAACGGCCATCGCTTACGTGACATTATCCAAGGTACATTTGTTGGTAATGCACTGTACAGCGCTTATGACAAAGTTAAAGACGGCATTGTTGAAGCAATTAAAGCCGGTTATGATTTTGACAAAGAACAGCAGGTTATGCTGCAAACATGGACAACTTTAACTGGGTCAGCTGATCAAGCTAAAGGTATGGTCAGTACAATCAATGATTTAAGCAAGAAAACTGGGCAAGCTAGTGATCTAGTTAACGAGCTAGAACAAGGATTCTACCATTTACACTCCAGTAAGCCTGAAGCCGATGAGTTGTCAAAAGCCATGCTGAATATGGGTGATGCTATCGGGCTGACTGGTGATCAAATGAAGTCAGTGACTCAGGACATGGTTCATGGATTAGCTACTGGTAAGGTGTCTGCTGGCGAATTAAATCAAATAGGCGCTTATTTCCCAATGATTGATGAAGCACTAGCCAAGCATGAACATACAACCGTTGCAGGAATGCGTCACATGGCTAGTCAAGGAAAAATCACCGGTAAAGACCTTGAGAGCGTTTTTACTGAATTAGGTAATCATAAGTATAGCAAAGGGGCCGAAAATATACTAAAGACCATGACTGGTATGCAACGGACGATTAAAGCACAAATGCCAAAGCTTCTAGGTGACATTGAACAACCGCTACTAAAAGCGAAAAATCCAATCTTTAGTACCATTTCTAAATGGGTTTCTGAAACTCATACCGAGAATTTATTTAAAAATTTAGGTAACAAGGTAAGCAAAGGGTTCGCTACGGTTACTAAAGCTTTTGCTGGCGGCAATTTCACTAGCAAGGGCTTCACAAACACCCTAGATCAGATGGTTAAAAACGCTGGTAAGTCAGTCGACAAGCTTTCAGCTTGGCTTGCCAAAAATGCTGATAATATTAAAGCATTTGGCAGCATTGTTAAGAGCAGTCTAACTATTGCTTTTAAAGTTGTGGGCGCAGTTATTAGTGATGTGGTTTCAGTGCTCGGATTTTTAGCTAATCCACTTGGTAAAGCATCAAATAAAAGTAAAACTGCATCAAGATCAGTAGGAAGTTTAGCTTCAGGGTTAAAAGCTTTAGCAAAAAATAAAGGTGCTATTAAAGCCTTTGCTGCAACACTAACGACATTTTTCATTGCAAAAAAGATTTTAACAACTGTTATGGCCCTTAAGAACATGAATGATGTATTGCACTTAACGACTATAGCAGGAAGAATGGTTAGTTTGGCATTTTCACCATGGCTGTTAATTCCGGCAATCATTATTGCAATTGGTGTTGGATTATATGAACTATACAAACACAACAAAAAGTTTAGGGACTTTGTTAATGGCATTTGGAAATCTGTTACCAGTATATTTGGCAAGATAGGAAAATATATTTCTAACACATTCAAAGGCGCTGGAAAGTGGTTTTCTGGCCTGATTAAAGGTGCTCAAAAGGCTTTAAATACCGTTAAAAAGTTTTTCACAGGGAAACTTGGCTGGGAAAAAGCTATTGGCAAAGAAATTAGCAATATCATAAAAACGGTGTCTAAAGGTTTTAGGCAGGTATTAAAAACGATTGGAAATATTCTAAAGGGATTCGGCAAAGTGCTGTTGTATGCGTTTTTGCTTCCTGTTGGACTAGCTGCAATGATTCTAAAGCCTTTTATCAAGCCGTTCACCAACCTAATTAAAGCTACCATCAACACTGTAAAAAGCTTGTGGTCAAAGTTGGTAGGCTTCCTGAAAACTGTTTTTACTCCGGTAATTAAAGTATGGAAAGCTGTTTGGAAGGCTATAAGTACATTTTTCCATATTGTTTGGAAGGGAATCTATTCAGTAGTTAAAGTTATCTTTAAAGCTATTTCAGAATTTATTGATCTTGAATTAAAAGGAATTCGTTCAATATGGCACATAGTCTGGAACGCAATTAGTAGCTTCTTCGGTGCTGTATGGCGAGGCATGAAAAGATTGTTATTGCCAATCATTGAAGCAATCTGGAATGCGATTAAAGATGCGCTAGATTTGATTAAAGAAATCTGGCATTCTATTTGGAATCATATCAGCAACTTTTTCAGCAATATCTGGGACGCAATTTGTAAAATAGCTAAGACAGCTACCAATTGGCTATCATCACATATTAGTGATGTTTTAGACTCAATTAGCAGTGTTTGGCATTCAATGTGGCAAGGGTTAAGCGACTTTTTCGGTGACGTCTGGAAAGGCATCAAGAAATCCGCACAAGACGGTATTAACGGCGTTTTGGGCGTTATTAATGCTGGCGTTGATGCAATCGATTCAGTTTGGAAATTCTTCACTGGTCATAAAACCAATGTTCGCCATTTAGAGCCAGTTAAATTTGCTCAAGGTGGTGTCGTGCATACTCGTCTATCGATGGTTAACGATGGTGCCGGTAAAAACTGGAAGGAATTGTTACAACTACCTTCTGGCGAACTCAAAATGACGCATCAACGTAATGCAGTGCTACCTTTGCCGGCTGGTACACGAGTATACAATGGCGATGAAACAGCTGCTATTATGGCGTCTGCCGGTGTCGATCATTATGCAAACGGCGGTATTGTTGGCAATGCGATTAATTGGACTAAGGGTAAGCTATCTGACATTGGCTCATGGATTGGTGACAAGACCGAGGCTGTTGAGAAGTTCCTCAAAGATCCACTTGGAAATATTTCAAAGCTACTTCATAAAGCTACTGATGGCCTATTTAAAGGGGCAGCTAGTTTTGGTGAATTAGCTAGTGGAACCATTAGCAAGCTATCAAGCATAGCAGTGAACAAGTTCAAGGAAATGCTGAATAGCACCAAAAAAACATTGGAAGTATCTGACGGTAAGGCTGGACACTACAATCCAGGTTTAATTGATAAAGCCGCAAAGATGATGCACATTGATAGTCTTCCGTCAGGGTTCAGTGAGCTTTTACAAGCAACTATCATGAGTGAATCTGGCGGTAAATCTGTTATTCAAACTGTTCATGATGTGAATAGTGGGGGTAATGAAGCCGGTGGTATCTTGCAATATACGCCAGGAACATTTGCTGCTTTTGCGATGCCAGGATATACCAACCGGATGAATCCGCTCGATGAGTTATTAGCTTTCTTTAATAACTCCGATTGGCGAAACAGTATTGGGCATACTTCTATTTTGGGTGTTCCAAAGGTTGATTGGCTGCATAGTGGTCCACAAGGTAGTCGTAGATTTGCTCATGGTGGCGAAGTCTTTGACGAGCAAACTGCAATCGTTGGCGATAATAGCCAACACCATGAGTTTGTAATTAATCCTTATGATGTCACGGCTTATCCACTATTAGCTAAGGCGATGGACACAACTATGCGTGCTCAGCCAATTGCTGATGTTAATACTAATATTGATCACCGAGACAGCAGTGAAACTAATTCATTGTTACGAGAATTATTAAAAGTTATAACTGATGATCAGCAGAATACTGAAGCTGGTTCGTTAACAAGTATGCTTAGTCGTATTTTAGGCGCACTGGAACAAAATCGCCCAGTATATCTAAATGCTAATGGCAAGTTGATTGATATAACTAACGAACAATTAGGTGAACGCATGGAAGATGAACGGAGGTATCGGTGGTAATGGATAATGATATTTATTTTGGATATCAACAACCACAACCTGAAGAGTATGTACAATTTGCTAATTTTGATAGTCGCCAATTAAATCTATACTTAGCTGGTCGGACTGCCAATAACCCACCAACTAAAGAAGTCACCGAGAGTATAGGTTATATGGATGGGACAATTGATTTTTCAGATATACTTGGACGACGCATCTTTGATAACCGTACGATTGAATATCAATTTAAAGCACTAAATGTTAATTATCATGATCGTAAATTACTAGAACAAAAGTGTAAAAGGCTGCTGCTAATACCAATGCGTCAACCGATTTATGATAGTCATGATCTCCCGTTTTATTGGTTTGGTAAGGCTAGTAGTGTCACAGTAAATGATGATCATGTTAACAATGTGCTAGAAATAACGGTACAATTCAACGTCTCACCATATGCGCTACGCAAAGGACAGTTTGACGATATTTGGGACGATTTTAGTCTGGAAGCAGGGTATGCGCAATTTACCAAATATTCAGTCAATGGCACCAAGAAAATTAGCTTGTACAATGATAGCGATTTGAAATCAAAGCTTAAAGTTATCTGTCAGAATGATATGACGATTAATGGTAAATACAAATACACCAAAAATTATCAAGATAACCCCAACTTCAGATTAAAACCTGGAATCAATAATCTTACAGTTAGTGGTAACGGTGATATTGAGTTTCGATGGGAAAGCGAAGTGATGCTGTAATGTATAAAATATTAGTTCGCGAAACCTATTTGGGCAATGAAGAAGCTATTAACGAACCGGATGTGTATGGCAATCGGATCGTATCAGGTAGTCTAAGCTTAGTGTCTGGTGGGATAGACACTGGAACGTTAGCTATTAGCCTAGAAAATACGTTGTTCAATCGAATCTTGCCTTATCGCTGGTTTATCAGAATTGAAGACCTTCAGACAAATGAAACCATTTTCCGAGGTCGCTTCATCAAAGTTAGCAAAGTGTATTCAACCACGCATACACAAACATTGAGTTTTGAAAGTGAACTAGCTTATCTACATGACAGCGCCCAAGTTTACCGTGAGATTCACAACACCAGTGTCAAAGACTTTTTAAAAATCATAATCGACGAACATAATCGACAAGTCGATGATTTCAAAAAAATAACCTTAGGAACCGTCGATGTAACTAACAGCACCGATAATGTTTACCGCTATTTAGACGAAACTAAAGACACGTTAGACAATATTACGGACAATTTAGTTAATCGGCTTGGAGGTTTTTTACGTATTGGACGCAATCCTAATGGTCAGTTAATTTTGGATTATGTCAATCGTCTGGGAACGGATACCAAGCAAACAATCGAGTTAGGCGTAAACTTAAAGAGCTTTACGCGCGATCTAAACGTCAACAATCTTATTACTCGCTTAATTCCCTTAGGAGCTGAACAAGTGCATAAAGACGACAAGCGAGATAATAATAAGCCGATTCCTAAGATTGATATTTCTAGCGTTAATAATGGCAGCCGTTATTTAGATGATCCAAAACTAATTGATAAATTTGGCATTATCGAAAATGTTAATGTTTGGGACGATGTGCACGATGCTGGAATCCTCAAAACAAAGGGTGAACAATATCTCGAAAAACAGGTATCGGCCGAGATTGCTTGGAGCGTTGATATTGTTAATCTAGCTTTGATTGACAAGCAGTTTCAATCGTTTGCAGTCGGTAATAGCTATCGGATTATTGATAAGTTTATGGATATTGATGAAACAATTAGTGTTAGTGAAAAAGAAGTTGATCTAGTTAACCCGCAAACCGTCACGATTAAGATTGGAAATCAGAATAAAAACCTGACTAGTCAACAAATTAATCAAAGCAGGATCATCAATCAGCTTAAGAATTTTAGTGAATATATTACGTCATTTAATACGCAAAATAACGTACCAGATTCTCCGAATGAATCTCATCCAGATCAGCCGGGAAATCAACCAAGCAATCCATCAAGCTATTATGATGGTGCGATTGTTGATGTATCAGAGTTTCAAAGCGACATTAATTGGTCGCAAGTCAGCAATGCTGGCTTAGCATTAGGGATTGTTAGGATCCAAGACGGTGAAAATCATATTGATTTCGAATACGTTAAAAACCTTCAGGGCGTCTTGGCTAATAAGATTAATTATGCCGTATATGCGTTCTTTAGAGGGGTTAATGAAGCTGATAGTCAAGCCGAAGCACGTGCTTTTTATCAACGTGTCCAAAGCGTAGTAAAAGGGCAACAACAACCGCGGTTCTATGCCCTTGATATTGAAACCATCGAGAATAACAATATGCGCGGTACCGTTAACGCATACGTTAGCCAGTTGAATGATTTAGGCATTCCGAATAGCCAAATTGTGCTATATATTGCGAACAATTTGTATCAACAACTAAATCTTGATATTACAAAAGCTGGGAGTATTTGGATTCCAAGTTATGGTACTAAGCCGCTATATCCTTATGATTTATGGCAATATACTGACAAAGGCACCTTGGCTGGTATTACTACTAAAGTAGATATGAACCAAGAGCCATCAGAACGGTTTAAGAACCAATATTTAACTAGGAGGTGAGATTTTGAACAACCAAGATAAATATTATCGTGATCGTTCTCACATTACGGAAAAACTAGATTTGGAGAAACTCCCGAAGGCGATTCGCGAAAAGCAGTATGGAATTGATGTCCGCGAGGCCATGGCACAAACTGCTGAAGCGATTGCCGGCGTACAAAGTACCGCTAAAAAGTTCAATCAAGACACGAAAAATCAGGTCAACCAGTTAGATGAAAAGTACACGCGTGAGATCCGTGCCATCGTTTTAGGCGACACAACTAGTGTGGTTGCACCGTCCATTCAAGAACCAAATAGTGAGGCTAGTAATCCGTTATCTAACCTATATGAGACTGCACGCGGGCAAGTTTTGTATGACTTTGTAAAGCAATCATCATTGACTAAAGCCAACAAGATTGGGGTCATTGGCGACAGCGTAGCGGCAACTGCTGGGGGCTTCCCGGATATTTTAGCTCATCAATATAATATCTATGTGGAAAACCTTAGTGTTGGTGGCGCTAAAATGAGTGATTATGATAATAACGCAATTGTTAATCAAGCCAGCCGATTAAAGCAATGTGATGTGGTGATTATTCAGGGCACCGATGATGATTGGGTGCATGATATTAGTTTAGGTTATGCGGGTGACACGGACATCAAAACGTATCTAGGTGGTTTGCAGGAAACGATTAAACGGGTTAGAAATAATAATCCGAATGCTAAGTTAATTGTGGTCAATTGTACCCGTCAGTGCGTCGACGTGAAAAGCAATTACCGGACAGAGCAGTCGAAAAATGCCTTAGGATTAACGCTGATCGACTATATGGAAGCTCAAAAGAAATATCTTAATCAACAAGATGTTCCTTACGTTGACCTAATGAAACCCACGAGTATTTTTGAGCCTGATAATCCTGCTTTTAAGAAAACGATGATGCACGATGGCTTACATCCTACCCCAGAGGCTCATCAATATATCGTGCAGGAAATTGCTAAAGACTATTCGTATTATTACGATGATTAAGAAAGGAGATAACAATGGCTAATCAAGAATTGGTATACGATATTACAAAACAACCAAATTTACAATCAGCGCAACAAGCCATTTATGCTCGTGTCGGCGATGGTGGCTTGAAAGCCGTCACGGTGCAATTGAACTCAAATAATTCCCCCTATGATTTAACTGGTAAAAATGTCAATTTTGAAGGGATCAAAGCTGATGGTACACGGGTCATTGATACTAGTGGTGGCATTGTGTTAGACCCGCAAGGGGGTATCTTTAGATACGTTTTTCCACCGCAAACTTTCACAGCACGGGGACAATTCCAGCAAGCTTTCTTTAAAGTAATGCTAGGCGATAAGGTAGATACGACAATTGATGTTGCACTAGATGTCTCACCTAACTTAGTTGAGTTTGGCATTAATTCTGAAAGCTATTTGAGCGAGTATGAACAATTAATTTCGGAGTTAAAAGACAAACAACAAACCTTTTTAACCGATTTAGGCCAACAAGCCGATTTAAGCAAAACTCAACTACAAAATATTAGTGACCGGTTAGATAACATCAAGATCCAGCTGGCAACTAGTGATGTCGTGTCAAAGACCGAACTTAGCACTAAGCTAAAAAATGCGGTTTTTATTAAGGAGGGCTAGTAAAGATGTCTATTAAAGAATTACAAGATGCTACTGGAACTGTGATTCATCCAATGACTGAAACGAATGCTATTGTGGATGCTGACAAATTAGTGAACACCACCAGTACACAAAATAACATTGCCGGCATTAAAAACTTTGTGGATGGTATTTCTATTAAGGGAGTGCCACTATCAAACATTAATTTTGGAAAAATCAATTCAGTACCCAATGATAATATTTATGAGATTAATCAAAGCGGCCTGTATTATTATTATTCAAAGACGACTAATCGGCCTTTAATGGATATTAGCTATCTCAATGGCTATATTGTAGCCAGTTTTAAAGATATTAATAACGGTATTTTGCTATTTATTGGCGGTTTGACCACGATGGAAAAGTTCCAAGGTGAGTGGCGCAAAGCTGAAACTAATACTGCGATGGATTTATGGAGCGGTGGCGCTAAAGTTGGTGATACCTTGAAATTAGCTGCTGATGTCAATAATTTTGATCGTTTGCGCTTTAAGTTGACGACCCCACTAGGAAATGATTATGTCGAACGATCAACTAATAAATCCACATTTTGGTTGACACAGGTTGGACTTAGCGGTGATGGTGGAGCCATTCGGGCCGCGGAGCTAACTTTAGATCGAATGGATGATCAAAATGCGATGAAGTTATCCAAGGCATTAATTAACAATGGTAGTAGCAAAGCCGATAATCTTAGTGACGTCGTCTTAACGAAAGTCGAGGGATTAAAATAATGGATAATCGAATTAGCTTACAATTAATGCTGGATGCGACTGGACACGTGACAAGTTATGCTACCGTCGGTGGGCTAACAGGGGCGACGACTTATGAGGGTGAAATCCCGGATGAGTTCTTGACAAGCACGCAACCGCAAGCCTTCAAGCTGATAGATAATGTCTTAACCAAAGATCCAAACTACGCGCCCTCGGTTCAACCAGTGGTCGAAAATCAACCAAGCGATGAACAACGGTTCCAAGCACAATTAGCATTGCAAATGGCAACGATGCAGAAAAAGCAAGCTGAGTTTAATGCACAAGTGCTATTACAATTAGCGGATACAAAGGAAACAGTAACACCAGCAGCACCAGTGACTGAGGTAACACCAGTAACATCAGAAGCACCAGCAGCATCAGAAGCACCAGTAACATCAGAAGCACCAGTAACGTCTGCCGTAGATAATAACAACGTACACTAGGAGGTTCTTTATTATGAGTTTTGATTTAAGCGAATTTTTAACAGAAGGGTTAATTAATAGTATTAACAATGGATTGATTCCATCGGACTTAGCAACTGTATATGCTGGCAATTATCTAGTAAAATCATTGATTACCCAAACTCAGGTTACTCAGGTATCCGATGCAATTACAGCCTACAAAGCTGCACAGGTAGCATCAGAAGCACCAGCACCAACATCAACAGCAACACCAACATCAATAGCAACGCCAACACCATCAGAAGCACCAACATCAACAGCAGCAGAAACCAAATAGGGGGAACAAATTATGTTTGAATTTATCAAGTATTATTTTGAAATTGGATTATACACTAAAGATGATTTAGCAACATTTAAATCAGCGGCAATGATTACAGCTGATCAGTATAATCAATTAGTTAGTTCCGTTGCTGCGTAATTAATACCAGCTTAATAACAAGCTGGAATAAAAGGAGAAATTTAAAAATGGAAAAAACGCTTAATTTTACTGATACTTCATCACAGACAGTCAAAATTGGTGATACCACCACTAGTTTTACGTTAGTTTGTGGCAATGATAATACGGCAGTGGATTTAACTCATGCCACTTCAATTACCGTTAAATTAGGAAATGCTAGTGGCTATCTTAAATCGACTCAAATTGCCCCAACTAAGTTAATAGAACCAACGACTGGTAAAATTACCGTTACCTTTGACGCTGATTTAATGAAGAGTTTACCAGCTGGTAACTGTGCTATTGAAGTGTGGGTGGTTGATAGTACCGGGACGTCAATCTATCCTAGTGATGGATCAACCGGTTTTACTATTACCAATAACATCGAAAGCACCACTGGGGAAGTAATTACAACCATTGCTTTTGATGAATTTAAGGAAGCAATGAAAAAGGCTGCAAGTACAATCGCTAAGGGTGACAAAGGTGAAAAGGGTGATACGGGTACTGTTGATAATGATGGTTTAACCAAAGCACCAGCTTTTGTTGAGCTCCAAACGCAGGTTAATGACAGTGCTGTGGGTACCAACTTGCTATTGAAAACCCATGACTCATTCAGTATTGCAGGTATTAATAAATCTAACCAAGGCCAACAACTGTATGGACTAAGCAAAAGACTAGAAGCAGGAACCACAGTGACTCTAAGCTTTGATGCTGTCTCTACGGCTACTGCGAAATTCACTATCCTAAGTAATGGTACGGATGGTGGATCTTGGATGAGCTACATTAATGATACCGTTGACACCAAAAAGAAACATTATGTGGCAACCATCAAGTTGGATTTGTTTTCGCCACTAGGCGTGCATCTCCGCCTTGACAATGTGCCTTTGACAACCAATATTACATTTTCCAATATGAAACTAGAACTCGGTTCTCACGCAACTGACTGGTGCCCTAATCCATCAGAAATTTTGACACAATCAGATTACGCAAAATTACAAGCAGCTATTTTATCATTAGGAGGCCATTTATCATGAGTTTTGATTTAAGCAAATTTCTAACAGAAGGGTTAATTGACAGTGTTAACAATGGATTGATTCCATCGGATTTAGCAACTGTATATGCTGGTAATTATCTAGTAAAATCACTGATTACCCAAACTCAGGTTGCTCAAGTATCCGATGCAATTACAGCCTACAAAGCTGCACAAGCAGAAGCTACTGCAGATAAAGCTGCGCAGGCATCAGCTACCGTAGATAATAGCAGCGTGCAATAGGAGGTAGACAATTGAAACTCAAAAATAAACTATTACTGACTGGAGCTGCCACCATGGCAACTCTTTTTTTAGGGCTAAATGCTAACGCTGCCCGCATGGATATGGTCGATGTGTCGAATAATAATGGCTATATGTCTACAGCCGAATACACGTCAATGCGTAATGAGTTTGGCGTCAAAGCTGTTACGGTAAAAATTAGTGAAGGCGGTACTTACAAGGATCCGGATGCTGCCAGCAACATTGCAAATGTCCAAGCAGCGGGAATGTATATCAATGGTTACCACTTTGCACGCTATGCCACCAAGGCACAAGCAATTGCCGAAGCTGACTTTGCCGGTAAAACGGCTAAGGCAGCAGGACTACCAGTTGGAGCGGTACTAGCGACTGACGTAGAATCACAGGAAGCCAATAACCAGTCCCAAGCGACAAACGACCGTAATAATTCCGCGTTCATGAAAGAGATTCAGAAATTTGGTTATCGGGCCGACATTTATACGTCAGGATCATGGGCTAACAACAAGATGACTATTAAGAATAAAACTGGCTGGATTGCCGCTTATCCGTATGTGGTTAGCGGTAAGAACTGGTATTCAACTAACCACGCATGGCAGTGGTCATCAACGGCTAAGTTCCGTATTAGCTATGGCGGCTTCGATGTTAGCCAATTAAACAGTAACTATTACACTGCTGGTCAGAAATCAACGGTCAAGCCAACTAATAAAGGTGCAGTTAAGGCCAACAACCGAAAAGCCAATAAAAACATTTACAAGCCAGCCACCTCGGCCAAGTGGGTCAAAGAATCGAAGACTTACACGCTCAAGACGGCGGTCAAGCTGCACACAGGCGCATCAACGTCATCAAACGCGCTCACTATTTTGCCAGCTGGAACAACAGTCAAAACTGACCGAGCCATTATTCAGGGTGGGTATCGCTGGGTACGCCAACCACGTTTTAATGGTTATGGCTATCTAGCAACCGGCCCGGCAAGCAATACGCTGGAATATGTAAAGAGCGGTGCAACTCATACGTATTACACAGTTAAGTCTGGCGACAGCTGGTGGACAATCGCACAACGCAACGGTCTGAGCATGACTACATTAGCTAGCCAGAATGGAAAGTCAATTTACACCACTATCTATCCCGGCCAGCAATTGGTGGTGAGATGATGGCACAATACGACGATACAACTAAGTTATTAATGGATATTCAAAAGGACGTGGCCGCCACCAAAACGAAAGTTGAGAACATCGAAGAAAAGCTGAATCAAGTTGACGATATTGGCGATAAAGCGGACAAGGCACTGGCCAAATCAATTGAGGTCGAACATGAGATAGGACGGGTTACTCAAATACAGAATTGGGTTATCGGTGTCCTGGTTAGTGGCGTGCTTGTCACGTTGCTGGTATATGTTGCTGAGAAGTTTTTATAGGAGGATACTATGAAAAAAATTAGTTTTAAGAATGTCGATGGAAGCTTGAATGGTAAATTGATCGCTGGAATTATTTCGTTACTGATCGTTTTGGTTCAACAAATCTTTGCCATGTTTGGCATTAAGTTTACTGGTGACTGGTCAGCAATTATCGCAGTATTGAATACCGTATTAACGATCCTCGGTATGCTGGGCGTTATTACTGACGTTCAAACAGTGACAGTACCAACAGTTAAAAGTGACGAGGAAAGCCAAGTTGAAGCGACGGCTAATAAAGTTGCTGACGAAGCGCAAACACCAACGTCCACAGTCGCTGCAGTGAATAGTTCTGCATCATCTGACACTGAAACGACGTCAGAATCCGCCTCACAATCAGGAGAAAAAGTAGTATAATAATCGTGAACTGTTCTAGTCCCCCATGCTTCGGCGTGGGGGATTTTTTGTTAACAAAATATATAAAAAAGAGCCAGTCAAGACTGGCCCAATGTTTAAATAAATAAAATGGGTGTTCTGTTTCTCCTAAGATAATAAAGAACACAGTTATTATACATTAAACCTGATTAATATAACAAGGACTTATTAATATTTTTCTATAGATTACTTTCGGTATTGTGATATAAACCGACAAGTGTTATTATGTCCCTTGTCCTGTTATTAGTATCACAGCTTTCAAATCCCCCCAAGATTGTCGGTTAGTGGTGCCGGAAGTGATGAGGATAATCTTCTGCTTGATGAGTGGAAGATTTTTTTGTGTTGCTTGCCTGTATATTTTGTTAGTGAGAGTTTAGATTTAGCATTATTAGCTGTCAATATAGCTAATTAGATAACTACAATACTTTACAGAATAGCAAGTAATAAGTATAATACTAATTGTCTCTAGTGTAGTTTCTAGATGATAGTTATAACTTGATTAATTCCCCTGCGCTTCGGCGTGGGGAATTTTTTGCGTAAAAAGCCGCCTGCTGTAAAGGTAGATGGCTAATACATAAGAGAAAGTATCTCAGCGAAAGAGGAAACCAGATTATTACTAGGTTCCGTATTATCATAGGAATACATGAGAAATCGTGCAACTTTAATACATAAAAAAATAAACACAACATATGGCGATTTTGCAAACCATTTGATCATTCAATTACTAAATATAGGAAAATATTCGTCTTTCTACATTTAAGTGATAATCAAATTCTTGACAAAAATGTCGTCAATCTATATCATTACACACATAAGACCTTGTCCATTCCGTCCGCGGGGTGGATTTTTTTTTAGGAGTAGACCATATGACATACAGTACAGATAAACCTTTTACCAGTTTAGATGCTCAATTAAAGATGTTGAAGAATCGTGGTATGAAAATTGATAACACAGATTATGCAAGACAGGTTTTACTTAATAATAATTATTACAGTGTAATTAATGGCTATAAAGATCCATTTTTAAGAAAAGATGGTGCAGGTGAGGCTCTTAAGCCTGAGATGTTTATCCATAAAACTACTTTTTCAGATGTGTATACACTATATGGATTTGACAGAGATTTGAGAAATATAGTATTAAATTATTTGTTGATATTTGAATCCCGCTTAAAGTCGATTATAAGTTATGAGTTTGCACAAAAATTTCCAGACCCGTACAGTTATTTAAATATTGTGAATTATTCCAACGATATTGGTGATCTGTCCAACGTTCTAAAAAACTTAAAAAACCTTTCACTAAAACTCAACAGGGGAAGAAATGAAAGGTATGGTAAGCCTAGTATTATTCATTATGTTCAGCAACATACCCATGTACCGTTGTGGGTGCTAGTTAATACGTTGACTTTTGGTGAAATACAATATCTTTATGACTCATTGGATCAAAACCTAAAGGAGAAAGTTGCGAGAGACTTCAGTGAATATTATAAATTGCATTGGAAATCCAGTGAAAAGATTGATACAGGAGAATTGAAATCCTTAATTATTGTTGCAAATCTGTTTAGAAATGTTTGTGCACATGATGAACGTTTTTACAATTACAGCTTAAGGACAAAGATTCCGAAGTCGTTGTTCAGCAAGTACTATATGAATAACCCAATGTTCGATGACTTAGAAAAGCCAGTAGATTTATTTGCACTCATATCGTTACTTGCTTTGGTTTTGACACGTAAGCAGTTTAAAGCAATGACGTATAGTATCAATAGTCTTATAGAAAAAAGCAATTATAAGTTAAAGTCAATTGGGATAGGAAAAGTGTTAGATTTAATGGGATTTCCAGAAATACAGTGGAGAGAAAAGATCCAAGTTAAATCTGACTAGGTAAAGTCGATACTAGCCACACTTTAATTGCATTGCTGTGATTAACAACTTTGGAAAAAATGACAACAAATCCCACACTAACCTTAATTGGCTGGTGTGGGACTTTTTTATGTTTAAGATAATAAGTTGGTATATAATAGTGGAAAAAGCAAAACATCAAAAAAGGGCCAATATTAAATTAATTTGTGCTCTTCCACGATTTGTAAATTAAAAATCTCTCTTTTTCAGAAATGGCTTATAAATGGCATTTATAGCGTGCTACCCTTAATGGTATAACTACCGTGCGGGTGATAAGTCGACGTCGGTAGATAAAAAGAGAAGCGTCATAATGCTGGTATATCAGCATTATGACGCTTCTCTTTTGCTAATTGGTATCAAATTAAAACCCCAATTTTGCGTTTTGGCTGTTGTGATCACAACAGCACTGTTAAGCGCTCATAAAAAAGGGTTTTGGGATCGTGTCACAAGTAAGGGTCCTATGAATTAATTATTACTCGTTAATAGTGTCTGAAAGGCCGTTAGCGACATTCCAGGTACGACCCGTTGTCGAGTGAGATTGTACGGGTTCTGTGTGCTGGTGGCAATGCCAGGTGCCGTTGATAAGGCATACTGATAGCCAGCCTGTTTGTCAGCTTTAATGGTCTGCTGATTAGCACGGCCGGCTGGGTAACAAATAACTTGTGTGTTCTGTTGTAAATTATGATCGAGCCATTTTTTGGAACTTGATAATTCCGTAAGTTGAACCTGGTAAGTTAAATTGTTTAAATCCAGATGGCGAACGGTGTGACTTTGAAAATCAATATTACCGGATGCTTGCATCCGCTTAGCATCAGCTAAGGTTAAGTGGTTCTTCTTATAGGTAAAGCCGGTAATAAAATTAATGGTGGCGTGTTGGTGCGTCTGTTTCAAAATTGGCCAAGCTGCTGTCATGTTATCTTTATAGCTATCGTCGAGTGTGATCCAGACAATCTTCTTTTGTGGAATTCGCCGATGTTTGAGCGCGTATACGGCTTCATTGGCAGTCAGCGTTCGGTAGCCGTGTGCCTTTAGATAAGTCATTTCAGTTTGAAATTCTTTGGCGGGGACACGTAACTGGTTCCCGCTAGAAATACTGTGATACATCAAAATAGGCAAGTGAACATCTTTGACGGTATGCCAATGTTGATAAGGCCGTGCTTGGTGTTTAGCCGAGCTGTGAACGCTTTTAGCGCTAGTCTTAGATGATTGACTGCTGGCTTGTTTAGTTGCCGGTGAAGCCGCCTGACAGCCTGTTAACAGGCCGAGCGCGACGCCGAGACCTAATACAAAGTTGATACCCCGCATGTGCATGATAAATCCCCCCATGATTTAAAAACTACTTCCTATTCTAATAGAATAGCATGCAAAGCGCGATAATTATTGAATTATTGTTAAAATAATTTCCTTAATGTTTAAGGAAAATCGAATTTGATTAGTAATCGTTTAAACTGATTAAGAAAGCCTAGTTAGGGTAGCCAGAGGAGCTTTACTCCGATACGATTAATAAAATAATTAATTCGGGGGATAGTATTTATGAATAAAAAAAGGGCTATTTGGTTGGCGGCGATTATTATGATGATTAGTGTAGGTACATTGTTAATTGTACCGACGATGACGAAGAATCAGGGGAGTGAGCTGGCAATGGCGGTGGATAACTTAAACCCATTTGTTAAGGTACAAACGGTCTATGGTCGGACTAATCAGGCAATCGGCCACTCGACTGGTCAGATGGGCGAAGATATCTATACCTATCGAATGCTGACCAGCGATGCGCAAGGTAAGCAACGCTGGTTGACATTTACCGCAGATCACCGGCTAAAGCAACGACACTATTTAAAGATTGAGACGAAGGGACAAAACGTGAATTCATGGGAGGCCGTTGCGACAAATCAGGTACCTCAAAATATACAAGAAGTATTGGCTTAA